CCCCCACCGGGTGAGGGTGCGGAGCACCCGAAAGGCCGAGCGGAGCGAGGCCCACACAAGTTACAAAAAGTATTACAAATATGAAAGCAACTAAGGAATCAAAATATAACGCATTATTTAATAAACTTATTGATGTAAATGATTTACCAAATAGACTTATTGAAATTGCGAAAGATTTAGAATATCCTATATTTAGGAAAAATGATAAATATCCTATTAATCTTAATATCTGGGGTATTCGTTCTAAAAGTACTTGTACTAAACATTATAACGATGTTATTGTAATGTTTTATGAACGAGATTTTAATATATGGGAACGTATGGTTTTTGAAGCTACTACTGACCCAAGTAATCTAAATCTTGAAACTCCTGTTAATGATAAAGGTTGTGCAGTTCTTCGAGAAGGTGTACACAAAGCTCTTTGGAAAATAGGTAAACATAAAGGACAATATAAAGCACTTGTTCAAGCTAATCCTTGTCAAGTAATTCGTGACAATAATCGAGATGATAAAATTGATATTACCGATAATACTGACTTTGGTATGTTTGGTATTAATTTACATAGGGCGTCAAGCTGGAAAGTAAGTGACGAGATTGGTCTTTATTCTGCTGGTTGTCAAGTTATCAAAGATGTGAATCAATGGAATGATATTATTATTCCTTTGTTTGATAAGGCGATTGGTAAAGGAACTCAATCTTATGTTCTTATTAATGAAATGGATTTAGATTTGTAAGTTATGAAAGATACTGTTCGATATATATTTTATATTGTTTTGATTCTTGTGATTGGTATTGGAGTTACTTATTTTGGTAGATATGTTAATAGTAAGTTTTTAGGTATTGAAAGACATGATGAAATTATTAAATCTTTAAGAGATAGTCTTAATAGTTTCATTAAGAAATATGATACGATTATTAATGAACAACAATTTGTTATTGATAGTCTTAGAGGAATTAAACAAAAAACTATTACTATTTATGAGAAAGCTGAAAGTGATTTTAATGATAGTAATATCATTAGTGATGATTCCGTTCTCCGCTATATCGCAAAAAAGATACAAGATTGATGGTGATACAGTTATTGTTTTTACTCCGAAAGAAACTCGTAAGTTAGCTATAAAACTTCTTGAAGGTGAAAAGTATGAAAAACTTTATCTTACTGCCAGTGAAATTCAAAGGGTACAAGATAGCGTTATATCCTTTCAGTCTTATCATATTGCTATTCGTGATAGTCTTTTGGTTGTTTCTTTTGGTGGCCTTGATTCACTCAATAGTAAACTAATTGATTATCAAGAAAGATATTTAGCTGAACGAAAAAAGAAACGTAGAAATGGTTGGATTGCAGTTGGTTCTATTGCTTTGAACGCTGTATTAATATTTGTATCAAGTCGATGAGTAAAATTAAAAATTATATTCCTAAGAGTTGTGTATTAGCTGGTGTTGATATTCTAACTGTTATTACAGAGAATAAACAAAATGCTGGAAATCTCGGTAAATCTTCTATTGCTAATGGTGTAATTCAATTACAAGCATTAGATTATGGAATTGAGGTTTCTAATACACAAATGCAGAATACATATTTTCACGAACTTGTTCATCAAATGCTTAATAGTATTGGTGAATTAGAATTGAGTGAAAATGAAAAGTTTGTTCAGAATATGGGAAATATGATGTTTGAGTTTCTTCGTACTGCTGATTGGATTAGGTTAGAAGAGTTCAAACATAATAAGTTTTCTGATGCAGATAGTAATACACCTTTTATTCAAGAAGGTATTGCTGAAATAAAATAATGTATGGTACATGGATTTAAGATAGAAAATGATAAACTAATTCTTGATGTAGAAGAAATACTTCAATATCCTTTACTTCAACAGATATATGCTCGTGATGATAGTAAAGATAAATCTTTTGCAGAAAAAGAATTTAGATTTATACTATATTTATCCGATAGAAAAGGTTATGTAACGAAAGCAGGACTTACTAAAAAAGAAGCTTATGCTTATGCTAAGTCTAATGCCGGTTTGGATGAATCTTATCTACCGGATAAAGTTGTTTTATCTGCTATTGAATTTGTAAAATCAAATCTTAATATTACAGCTGTTGAAGATTTAATTAATTCTACTATTAAATCTTTGAATCTTTCAAGTAAGTTAGTTCGTACATTAACTGATGGTATAGAAGATTTAATGTCGAAAGAACTTGAAATGAAAGATTTAGCTCTTTGTGAAGATACTCTTAAACAAATTATTAAAATTGCTAATGAAATTCCTGCACGAGTTGAAAGTCTTACTGAGCTTAATGATAAGTGGGATAAGATTGAAAAAGGTGTAACGTCAATTCGTGGTGGAGCTGAATATAGAGATAGCTATGACGGAACAAATGATAGAGCATCTAATGCTCCTAACGAAACAGAAACATTATCGTAAAGACAATCGTTATGGTTATGAAACTGGTCGAAGTCCGTTTATAGATTACATACTTGAAGATAAAGAAAGTTACAAACCTTTATCTTCAAGTATTTGTCGTTTTACTGGTAAACCTTGGATTGACAGAGATAACGATTTTCTTATAGGTGAAAGTGGTGGTGTACTTATGAAAATAGACTTTGTTTTCGTAGGTACTGAAATATTTAGTCGTGTTGCAGACTTTTATGAAAAACATGGATGTTATTGTCTTGAACCTGATGATAGTCCTAATGCCATAAAGTTTTGGCAACGTGAAATGGATAGACGAGTTAAAGGTGTCCAAGCATATTGTAAATTATACATTAAAGATATTCCTGCTTATTTAGCAGCTAAATCTGATGCTGAACGTAAAGCTTTACTCCATAAAGTTCGTATAACTGGCGACCATTATAATTATCTTAATTATGGTCGTATCGAACGTGCTCCTAATGAAAAGGAACGTAAACAGTTAGATAAAGAGGGACGATTTAAGGTTAATACTGTTGAAGGCTTTCCTCGATTTTGGGATGGAGATTATTGGAACTTTAAGATTGACGAGCTGATTGCTAACAATAGTTGTAACTTATGTAAGGCAAAAGCTCGTCGTAAAGGTTTTTCATATAAACGTGGTAGTCAAGCAGCTAATACTATCAACGCAAATAAAAATGTGACTGTTACACTTGCTGCCGACCAAATGGATTACTTAACTGAAAAAGGTGCTACATCTTATATGGTTAAAGTTAATCTTGATTGGTATGAAGATAAAACTTATTGGCGAAGAGGTTATTTAAGTGAGAACTTCGATAAAGGTATTGAACTTGGATATAAGAAATCAAAAGAAGGTCAAAAGGCTTTCGGATTTCGTAGTAAACTTTTAAGTGTTGCTATTGGTAAAAATGAAAGTGCCGCAGTAGGTAAAAAAGCTATTGAAACTGATTTTGAGGAAGCAGGTAAATGTCCTAATCTTCAAAAGGCATTAGATGTTATGATGTCTAATAGTGAATCAGGTGCAATGCGAATTGGTACTATTCGTGTGTATGGTACAGGTGGTACAAAAGGTGCTAACTGGGAAGCTTTTAGTAATTGTTTTTATAATCCCGGAAAGAATGATATGCTTCCTATGGAAAATATCTGGGATGCTAATAGTAGACACGCTGTTTGTGGTTTCTTTTTTCCGCAGATATGGGATTATGAACCTTTTATAGAAGATGGTAATTCTTTACTGTTTGCTTCTTGGAAGGATGATTATGACAAGAAACGTGGTGCAGAAAAAGAGAAAGATGCTGGTGAATATAATATTTATGTAGGTCAACGTGCTAATAGTCCTAATGAGGCATTTACGAACACACAAGAGAACATTTTTCACAGTCCGGAACTTACTAATCATATTAATGCTATTAAATATGATAAGTCTAATCATTTTTATGAAGATGGTTGGTATATACTTGATGATGGACGTGTTAGATTTGTTACTAAACAGGAATGTATTGAACGAGCTATATTTGGTTCCGATAGATTCCATGAATATATAACTGATGTACCTCATAATTCAAAGACTGATGTTCATGGTTGTATAAGAGAGTTTTATTCTCCTATTCCAAATGATGGTAGTCTTTATTTTATTTCTTATGACCCATATCGTGTAGATAAAAATAAAGAAGAAGTTAGTACAAAAAATTCACTTGCAAGTTTTCAAGTGTGGATGCGTACTAACAGCAAAACTCCTTACATGGGTAAACGACTTGTTGCTTCTTATTGTGGTCGTCTTGATACTATGGAAGCTGTCGATAAACTTGTTCTTTATGCTTGTTTACGTTGGAATTGTAAAGTTCTTTATGAGGCTGGTACTGGTGAACTTGTTACTAATTTCAAGAAATGGGGTTATAGAGATAAGTTGCTGAAAGACCCAAGTAGTTATATTAATCGTAGTGTTGATGGCCCTCGTATTACTGGTTATGGTATTGTAATTGGTGATGGCGATATTAAGTTAGAGGGTATGCGCATGGTGCGGGATTTCTTATACGAAATTGTTGGAAAAACGTCCGACGATACACCAATATATAGATTTAATCAAATTTATGATATAAGTTTCTTATTAGAGTTAGATAGATTTATATTTGGGCGTAATGCAGACCGATTAAGTTCGGCTATCGTTGCAATGTTTGAATTTCGTAAAGATTCCCTTTTACTTGAACGAGAAGCTAACTCGAAAAGTAAAACTAATAACACTGATCGTAAAGTTAATAGATTCCTAAAATGAGTGAACGTGATTTAAGAGCAACTCCACTTGTTATGCCTGACCAGCGTGCAAGTACTGCTACAAAACAAACGAAAGCTTGGTACATTCCTAATTGTAATTATTGGATTAATCTTGCTATTGGTCAGAATGATAAAACTGTTACGCAGAAATTTCTTGATGCTGCTAATGGTTTAGTAGACCCTAAGACTTATGAATATGTTCTTCGGAATTATATTGATAAGGTTGGTGAGAAAGCTGTCATGTATGGTGAGATACGTGATGTAGATTTTCTTACTCCTATTAAAGAACGATATATGGGAGAATTTATTAATATGTTCTCTAATTATCAAGTATTTAATAATGACCCTTCTGTAACTCTTGCTCGCAATAAAGTTCTTGCTGATAAAGTAATGGCTTATTGTAATCAAGAGATTATTAATCGTCTTAATGAAGCAGGATTTAATACTGGTCAAAAGACAATTAAACAAGGTGAACTTAATGATATTATTGAGGAAGTTCTTAATGATTGGATTGATGATGTAACTATTACAACTCAAAAACGTCTTGAACTTATCAATACTATTGTTGAAGCGAAAGACAAGTATCAACAATGCTATTTCTATTGGTGGGCTTGTGAAGAGGTTTATACTTATCGAGAAGTTTATAAAGGTGATGTTTATCTTCAAGTAATATCTCCTCTCGAATATTATCGTATTGAAAGTGGTCAACGATATATCGAAGATGATGATGCAGGACTTCGTGTTTATCGAATGACTATTCCTCAAATCATTGATAGATTTCGTGATGAGCTTACAGATGCAGAAATGAATTATCTTAAAGATATTTATACTGTATCTCCTAAATATGATGCTCCCGATGGTATAGTTCAAATCTTCAATAAAACAGATTTTGCTGAACGTAAAGCTATCTTACATACTAACGCAGAAGCACTTCGTAGTGAAGCTCGATTGTATGGTAAAGAAATTGATATTTATCATTATGTTTGGAAAACTGAAATTAAACAAGGTATTCTTAAACATCGAGATTTATTAGGAAATATCGTTGAAAGTGTTGTAGACGAGAATTATGAATTTGATGCTTCTGCTGGTGATATTGAAATTGAATGGGAATGGATAAATCAAGTTTGGGAAGGTTGGCGTATAGGTGGTTGTCATAGTGGTATTTATATTAAGCCGCGACCTATCGAAGTTCAACGTGAAAGATTTAACAATTATAGTGATTGCAAATTACCTTATAATGGTATTGTAGGTTTACATAAAGATAATCTTCGTAATCCTATTCCTTTCCGTGTTTTACCTTATCTTGCTCTTTATCGTATTTATACTTTACAACAAGAACGTGCAGTAGCTAAGTTTAAATCTTGGTTATTATTCCCTGAAAGTATTCTCGCTGATAGTAGCGATATGACTACCGAGGAACGTCTTGCTGTTGCGAATAAAGATAGTTTCTTACCGTTTGATGATTCTGATGCACAACCTAATGCTTTACAATCTATTCGAGAAGTAGCCACAAGTGCTATTACGAATTATATTCAAATGCTTGATAATCTTAAACAAGGTTTGAAAGCAGAAGCTTGGGAAGCAGCTAATATGAATAATGCTCGCTTTGGTGATGCCAAAGATTATGCTGGTAAGGCTGTTAATGAATCGAATTATTCTCAAGCAATGACCGGAAGTGTTTGGAGTCTTGAATGTTTTAATCTCTTCCGTGAACGTGATTATGTTGCAAATATTGATTACAGTAAGTTTGCTTGGATTGATGGTAAACGAGGTTCTTATGTAGACCCGACAACTAATAAAGTTGTTGTAGTTGATATTGATGGTTCTTCTGATTTCTCTGGTAATATTGGAATTTATATTCGTAATAATGCCGATGTTCAGAATAAGCTGAACATGATGAAAGAACTTGCATTTAGTGCAGGTCAGAATGACCAACTGGAAGTTGCTATTGAAGCTATTGAAAACAATAATATTACTTCTATTGCTAAGAATATTAAGAAAGCTATTCAAGCTCGTCGAGATTATGAACTTCAAATGCAACAAGTTCAACAACAAGCTCAAGCAGAAGTTGAACAAATTGTTAGTCAGCGTGAAGCAGCTAAACAAGAATTTGAAGCTCAACAAAATGCTCTTGATAGAGAACATGATGTTAATCTTGAGATTCTTAAACAAGAAGGTGAAAAAGAGATTTGGAATATGCGACTTAAAGTCGATACCAATGGAAATGGTAATATAGATAAAGATGAAGCTATGGCTGCTCAATCTGGTTACACTGCTTCTGATGTTAATAGAATAAAGTTACAAAAAGAATTAAAGCAATGATGACCGAGAATTATCGACGGCGAGCAAGAGAACCTGCAAGATAATACTACTATAATTATTGATAATATATTATATATAGTATATCTTTGTTCATGTAATAATATTCAACTATAAATAAATACTAATATGGCTGTTGAAAAAGTTGTTATACCTGATGATGAAACTCAGGAGCAAAAACAAGAACGTCTTCGTAAAGAATTAGAAGAACGTAAAGCTAAGGAAGCTAAAGAAGCTCAAGAAGCTGAAGAACGATGTAAAGCTGAAGAGGAAGCTGCTCGTAAGAAAGCTGAAGAAGAAGGTGATAAGGGTGGTTCTACTGGTAATGGTGAAGAAGAAACTGAACCGGAACAAGTAGAAATTGATGGTACTCTTTACACACTTGATGATAACGGAAACGCCGTAGATGATAACGGTGAAATTAAGTTCACAAAAGAACAAATTGATGCAATGTCTGATGAAGATTCTAATGAATTAGACGGTGATTATATCGAAGCTATTTCAAAAGCAAGTGGCATTGTTATTAAAGATGAGAAAGGTGAACCTGTTAAGTTTGAACCTACGATTGAGGGTTTTGCTAAACGTGAAGCTGCTGTAAAAGCTCTTGGTGAACGAGAGGGTTTTGCAAAAGGTTTTAACGAGTTTTTAGCTAACAATCCTGATATTGCAGCTCTTGTTGAATATAAGATTAAGTTCGGTACAATCGAAGGTTATTCGGCAAATGTAGATTATAGTAAAGTTGAAATCAAAGATGATGATAACTTACTTGCTGATTTAATCTATAAAGCTGAAATTCAAAAAGGTACTTCTCCGGAACGTGCCAAACGAATTGTTGAGTTTGCAAAAGCAAATAACACTCTTAAAGATGATGCAACTGAAAGTCTTAATTGGTTGCGTAAAACTCAAGAGAGTGAAATTAAAGCAATTCGTGAACGTGAGGCCAAAGAAATGCAGGCTGAACTTGAAAAGGAAATTAAATACTTCGGTGTTTCGTATGAAGATGACGGTACTGTCAAAGTTCATAATGCACCGGGTAGTCTTTATGATTTAATTGTTGTTAAAGGTCAGATTGGAGAATATGCTCTTCCGAAAGAAGGTCTGAGAATTAAGACAACTGATGGTGAGAAACTTATTTCTCGTCAAGAGTTATTTGATTATTTCTCTCGTCCTGTTCAAGAGATTAATGGAATGGTTTATAGTCAAGCACAGATTGATGAAATTAATCGTCTTTCTAATCCTGCTGAATTGGCTATGCGATTTATTATGAATCTTGATGGTGGAGTTGACCAACTGATTAAAGCTGAACTTGCTAAAAAAGAAGTTAAACGTCTTCGTTCATTAGCAAGTAAGACTGGTAAAAACAATGGCAATCCTAAGATTCATAAGATTGCAAAGGATGATAAAATTGTTTTACCTATTAAATAAAGCAAATGTTCTTGCCTTATAATAATAACTTAACCAAAAATCTAATTTACAATGCGTGAAATTGGAACTGTAAAATTTGACTCGAATCAATATACAGATGCTAATATGCTTCTGAATTTTGATTTGATTGACCCTGTTAAACTTAATCGTAATCTTACTTATCTTTGGGGTAAGGATAGTGACAAGTATCCTCTTCTTACTCTTACTGAGGGTCAGGGTGCTGTTACAACAAAAGTTAAGCTGAATGGTGGTGATACTCAATATACTTGGGAAATTGCTCCTCGTCAGCGTGTTACTTCTCGTTTGAAAAAGCTGGTATCTGATAAAAGTGCTATTCAGCCTTACGGAACTGTTGAGGTTGAAATGGAGGATAATTGGTTTATTTATCAGCACACGGCTATTGCTCCTTCGGGTATGCAATGGCGTATTCAGAATGAGGGTATTGCTACTTCGACTGGTGGATACGTTTATCGTTTTACCAATATGTCGGGTGCTCCTATCTCGGCTGATGCTGTTGCAAAAGACTTCATTAGTGGTGCTATTTGGGCATTAGGTGCTTCGACTATTCCGGGTAGCAAGTCTGACGGAAACCGCTCGAATAACCAGTCGTTCAGCAAGGCAACCAACCAGTATGGTTACTACCGTTTCTCGAAAGAGATTGCTGGTAACATGGGTAATAAGGTTGTTAATATTGCCTTTGATACTGCATCCGGTGGTGAGCGTAGTCTGTGGATGCCTTACGAAATGAAGATGTGGGAAATCATGCGACGTGAGATGCTCGAAGAGGACTTGTGGTTCTCGGAGTACAACCGCGATTCGAATGGTATTATCCACTTAAAGGATGAGAAGACTGGTGAGGCAATTCCTCGTGGTGCTGGTGTTCTTGATATTCTCAAGGCCGTTGGTAATTATGAAACGTATTCTGTTCTGACACTTAATCGTTTCGACCGTATCATCACTCGTATCTTTGACAATCGTATTGATTCTACCGTTGAGGAACTTGTTCTTTATTGCGGTAAAGGTTTCGCACGAATGTTCAATGATGCTATCTATTATGATGCTCGTCTTAAGAATTACTTTGTAACTCTTGGTGATAACGAGATTAAGAGCGATGGTGAGATGATGTCTTATGGTAAGTATTTTAACCGTTATAAGATGTTTAATGGTAAGATTCTTACTGTTAAGATTGTTGATATGTTCGACCACGGTATTCGTGCTCGTCGTGACCGTGAAGCCGGTAATATGTATCAAGGTCTGCCTATTACTTCTTATAGTGCTGTATTCCTTGACCATACTATGGGTTCGAATGGTGAGCGTAATATTAAGTTTGTTTGTGAAGAGGGTCGTGAGTATAAAGTAGGTGTCTATAAAGGTATGGCTGAACTGCCTGCTTCGTGGGGGCTTGCAAGTGGTACTCAACTGTCGGATACGAAGGATATTGCTTCTTATGAAGTTCTTGGTTCGCAGGGTATCAATATTGATAATCCTACTACTTCGTTCTGGCTTGATTTAGCTCTGAACTAAACACCCAATTTGAGTAGTAATAATCGAAAGGTTATTACTACTCATTAACATATAAAAGATTGAATAACTTAAAATGTTAAAAATATGATTAAAGTTAATCGTTCAGTTCGTATTGAATGGAGGAACAATCCTTCTTCTTTTGAACTTCGGAATAAAGATGCTTTCAAAACTGACTTTCTTCGTCTTGGTTCTGCTATTCGTCCTGTTAATGAACTGCTGAGCCGTAGTGAGGAAATGCGAGTTCTTCTTCCTACTGTTGTTGGTGTATCTCCTATTGATAGTTCTTGGCAAGAACGAATCACTACATACTTAAATGATTTTCTTCTTGAGATTCCTGTTCATGGCTTAGAGTTCGATACTTCTTACGTTTTAGATTTAGGTAATCCTGCTCTGAAAAGTAATATCGACGAACTTATTGGTAAACTTAAAAAAGCTGATAAGATTAAGAATGAAACTGGTTCGGAACTTGAAGCTATTGTTCTGAAACGGATTAAGGAACTTGATGAAACGGAACTTTATAAGTATGTTACTTTTGTTAATATTCCCGATTATATTAGTTGGAGATATTGCCTTTTAAGTAGCAAGGTTGCTAATAAGGTTGAAGATATTAATAAGAGCGTCAATATTCAATTTTATCTTACTTCGGATAGTGAGCGTAAAGCACTCAAAGCTGCTCGGACGAAACTTCGCACTGATGCTCTCAAGAAATATACGGAGCTTATTAATAATCCGAATAGCGCACTTATCGACAATGTTGTTGTATCGACAGGTAGCGTAGGTGATTATTCAGAATTTATGGCAATGACTGCCGATGATAAGCAATCTGTTCTTCTTGAACTTATTGATAGTGACCCGCAGAAGTTTATTAGTATTGTTGATGATAAACATCTGGAGATGAAAGCTAAGATTACTATTTATCTTTGGATGAATATTATTCGACAGCTTCCGAATAGTTCTATCATTGTCGATGCTTCTAATCCGGAAAATGTTATTGGTAATAATATTAATGATGCTATCTCGTATTTTTCGAATGATAACAACAAAGGTATTGTTGCCGAGTGGAACGCGAAGTATCGTAGTTTGAAAGGTTAGTCATGTATGAAACGGTAAAAGAGTTACACATCGAAATAGAGCAACGAATACAGCAGATAACATCTAATAGACATCGGAGTATTGCTCCTCAGTTTATTGATATGATGCTGAATCGAGCTGCCGTTAAATATATACAAACTAAATCAAATAGGAAAACTAATTATAAAGGCGAAGGTCTTGAAGATAGTAAAAAACGTGTAGATGATATTCAATCATTAAAACGTGAAACACCGTGGCTTAAACTTAAACGCGATAAGCAAGATGCGGATTATCCAAATAGAGCTTTCGTTATTCTTCCGGGTGATTATCTAAAACTTATTTCTTCTACTTCTCGATTAACTTATGGCAAAGCTCGACTTGTTGAGAATTTACATGAGGTCTATCCTGATGATGAAGTTAAGAATTTATATTATCATCTAATTGATTTGTCTAAAATTGCCTTAACTGGTGATGAATTTAATGGACAAATTATTGTTAATGGGAATGAGATTGATATTTCAGATATTCTTTCTCTTTATGATAGTGATTCAGATAAGATTGATTTGTATGAAATTGCAGGTTTAACTTGTGATAGATTACGTCAAGCTCTTTCTAATGAATATAATGTTTATTGGGAGAATCTGATTGGTCGTTATTATAAAGATTGTATTATTATTACTTCTAATGCAAAAGATGAAATTGCATTAAAAGTTAATGATATAGACATTCCTGTTATTACTTATAATACTACTTATGACGAGTTCGTAAATGTAGGAAATAAGTTTTCTGAAAATGATTTAATTGCTACCGAAAATATTCGAGCTACTCTAAATAACTTCTATGGTAATAAAAATAGACATCTTAATCCAATAAGTGAACTTGTTGATGATAGGCTGTTTGTTTATTATGGTGATGATTTTTGTGTTGATGCGGTTAAGATTTCATATATTAAGAAGCCACGTCTTTTTAATATTGATATTAACCAAATGTCAGATATGGAAGTTACACCTGATTTCATAGATAATGTAGTTAGCGATATTCTTCTTGTTCTTAAAGATGACAGTTTTAGTGCTGTTAAACAACAATCAAATTTAGAATAGAAAATGAAAAGTGTAATTGTCGCAAATGATTTTCTGACAACACTTGCTAATAATGATGTTAGCAAGCTGACTCGCGGACAAGCTGTTCTTCTTAATTCGGCTGGTAAAGTCGTTGCAGCTGCTTCGGATGTCAAGGATGACGAAATGTTGCAGTTTGTTCTTGGTCTTGGTGATGGCAAGGTTAAGCGCGGCGTTTGGATTAATCCTAAGTGGTCGAAGCAACATAAGGAAAAGTATCTTGCTCCTGCTGGTAAAACGTATAAGTTTACGAATCTCGTAGCTAATCGTGGTATTGGTTATCAAGGTTTCGATGCTGAGGTTATTATCTCGTGCAAGCCTATTAATTCTTTTGGTGGTTATCCTTTGGAAGTTTACAATGCCAGCGTAACTATCAACGGAATTGATGAAGCAAGTGCAGATATTATTACTCGTCTGAAAGTTGAGGTTGAAAAGACTTTAACTAAGATTAACGCTCGTTTTGGTGCTGATAGCATTACGATTGATGATTTTACCGGAGCAAGTGTTACGTTCACTGGCGCCGCAGGTTTTGAGTATTATGTGACGTTTGATGGTATTCTTCGTGCTACGCTTGAAGAGGGTACTGAGAATCAAACTCCGGTTGGTACTTATGACCAAGTTGCTAAACTTGAAAAAGAAGCAGATGTTGCCGGTGTAGGTTATAATCCTAATTTCAAGGAATATGACCGTGTTTATGGTGATATTTTTACAGCTACCGAGGGTGTTATGTATGACACTTATGTAATTACTTCTCGTGCTGATTTCACACATCCCTTTAATTTACATACAGAGGGTTTACAGGTTACTCAATTTATTGCTATTGACAATACCAAGAGTACTGCAATTACTGCACTTGAAGGGGTATTAGCACTCATTAAGTAAGAAATTGATTTGTTAAAAATGTAACCACAAGGATAACTCCTAATGCTATTAATTGTGGTGTTAGGAGTTATTCTCTTAATGATGCTAATGTTATGTGACAAGTGGGCGTGCAACCTCCTGCCCCACCGGGGAGCGAGGCCGCAGGCCGAGCCATACAAGTTGCACCATTATTATTATTAATCGTCATATAACAATAAATACGATTAGTATTATGATAAAGAAAATATGGAATAAAATAACTACTTTTTTAAGTGGTTATTATTCAGAACATAAAGACGATATTATTATTGGTTTCGTCATTGCTACTGTCGTAGGTATTTTATTTAAGGCTACTGTTGCTACTTGGTTTATGAGTTTATGGATTACATTAGCTTATCAAATCATTACTTGTGGTATTCAAGCTGCAAGAAAGAAAGCAATAACTGGTCTTAAAATCCATCCTATTATTATTAACTTTGTAGTTGGAGTATTTATTTCGTTATTGTTCTTGGTATGGCAGTAATTAATCTTCGAAATGTTGTAGCGCTCGGTGTGCTTGAAGATGGTGTATATCCGAGTGTTTATAATGGCCAAACCGGAGAATATATTGGTACAGTAGATGGTGAAGGTGCTGGTGTTAAAACAGTTCCTACATTATATATGTACTATCGAAAGAATGGCCACCTATATTTATATAGGACAAAGGAGAGGATTGAAATAGACTTAACTAATGTAACTGCTTACGATAATAGTGCTCTATTTAAGCTAACTGAAAAATCTGATATTAGTTCTGCAAAGATTACCGAGTTTGAATCTCGAAATATTGATGTAGGACATTATGAATATAAAGTTCCGTGGGTTAAATCAACTCAACAATATCTTTATATACTTGTACCGATTGTTCGTTCTATACATACAATTACAGTACAAGGTATCATAAGTAATCAGATATTCACTCTCACTGGTATTTATGTTCACGAGGGTAAATCTTGGTGGATTTATCGGACGAATGTAAAGACCAATTTTGATTTTAATGATGCTGTTAATGAGATTCTTGATGTTCAAGTATATGTTCGTGAGCTTACAGCTGAGGACTTAAATCCTATTGAACAACTTACAAAACTTTTATTTGAACATATTAATAATAAGTTTAATCCTCATGAGGTAACAAAAGAACAAGTTGGTCTTGGCAATGTTGATAACACTGCCGATATGGATAAACCTGTATCTCGACCTCAAAAAGAGTACATTGATGCTCTTGAAAATAGGGTTAAAGGTTGGTTCAAACAGTTGAATGTTTGGATTAACAATCATGTTACAGAAGTTAATAAGAAGTTTCAAGATGTTTGGGCTGCTATAAACAAGAAACTTGATAAAGAAGATTACGAGAATGATAAAGATAATTTCAACGCTCATATTCGTAATTATGATAATCCTCATAGAGTTACTGCCGCACAAGTTGGTTTGCCAACAGCCGCAAGTGATATTGAGAAATTAAAACAAAAAGCTCAAGAACTTCAAGGTTTGCTTATTAATAAGCAAGATAAAACTTCTGAAGAACTTGTTACTGATAACAAACGTATTGTAGATGCTATTAATGAGATTTATGGTATTGTTGTAGAACACAATAATCATGTTCGTAGCAACAGTATTAATCAAATTGAAGTTACAAGCGAGATTCCTACTACGTTTGAAGATGGTACACTTTGGATTCGTATTCCTCGAAATGAAGAAGATTATATAACAATTAAGATTGAAGCTGTTCCGGTTGATTCTACTATACGAATGATTAATTCGGAAGGTAAAGAATCGGCAGGTGTTGGTAGTGCAAGTCTTGAATGTTTAATTCAAAGTCGTTTACATTATATTGTAGAAAAAGAGAATTACATTACAAAAGATGTTTATGTCGATGTAGGTGTTGAAGATACGACAATTAATGTTGTTCTTACACCTAAGACTAAAAAGACATTAACTGTAAATGCAACTCCTGATAATGCTTTAATTATATTTACTGATAAATCTTCTAATGTAGTTATTGCTCAAGGTACTGGTACTCTTACATATGAAACTTATGACCCGCGTGATATTTTAATTCAAGTTGGTGCAAGTGGATATGAAACTTACGAAGAGCGTATTACATTAGATGAGAATATAATTCGCGATATTACTCTTACAGCTCTACCAGTTGAACAAGGTGCTGTAAGTCTTACGGTAGTTGATAGCGAAACAAAGGCCAAAATAGCCGCATACGTTTATGATAAAGACACGGGTGGTATATTAGGTCAAGTCACAAAAGATACGCCGTTACAACTCACCGGAGATGTCAATACGAGCCGAATTTTGAGGTTTGTTTCGTCGGGTTATATAGAGGTTGAACAACTGGTAACTTATGCAATTCCTACCGCAGAAGTTACTGTTGAAATGGATAAAGTTCCAGTTCAAAGTGGTACTATCTATGCAACTGCTGTAAATACTGAATCTACTGCTTTAGACGGTGTTACGTTTGAGTATAAGCTCAGTACTGAAAGTAGTTGGAAATCTCTTGGTAATGATGAATCAACCACTGGTAAATCTGAGGTTGTTACAGCTCCAGTTGGAACAAGTGTTGATTTCCGAGCTTCTAAAACTGGTTATATAACCAATACTGGAACTGGTGTTATTACTAATAGTGAATCGAGTGTTACTATTGTACTTGAAGAGGTTCCGCCTGAACCTACAACTAAGGAGTATTACATATATGTAGGTGATAGTGAAACACATCAACCTATTCAAGGTGATACAACTGCTTATTTGTGGGTTACTGACAATTGGGTTAAACAAACTCTTAGCGGTTCTTTCAAAGGTTTTACTTATACTGGTGAACCCGGTAGTACTATTAAAGTTAAATTTGAATCGGTTGGTTATGATACATTAGAACAAGATGTTACATTACCGACTGATGGTGTTGAGCCTATTCAAATAGGTTTATTAATGGTTAAGGAAACTCCTCCTGAACCTACTACTAAGGAATATTTCGTATTCGCTGCTACTGAGAAGAACGCACCTGTTGAAACAGTTACTGCTGCTTCTGTATTAGTTGATAGTGAATGGATTCCTCAGGATTTACGAACTGTTGTAGCAAGTATTGGATTTAACCATACTGCTATACCGGGAACTGTTATTAAAGTCAAATTCGTTGCTACTGGATTTATTACTGAAGAAATTAATGTTACTCTTCAAACTGAAAGTGATGAATCTTTAATCGTACCTGTTACTCTTCGTTTTGAGGACGGTATTGATTATATGCAAATAGAAGGTGATGGTATTGAACATCCTATATTTAGGGTTGGTGATGTCGAATCTAATTAACGGTTTAATAATATGAAAGAATCAGTAATTCGTAAAGTATTTTGTGCCTTAAACTGGCCTCCGAAAACTGGTGCTTTTCAGAAGTTAATTACTTTTGTAGTTGAAGGTTTAGCCACTAAGGCTGAATCTTCAACTGTTCAACAATTACAAACAAAAGTAGAAACTCTTGAAGGTACTGTTAATACATTACAAGAAACTGTTACTACTTTAAGTGGTAAAGTAAGTACATTAGAGAGTAATTATACTTCTTTGGAAAGTCGTGTAACTGCTCTTGAAATACCACAAGGTTAATATTAATCTACAACTATGGCACAACTTAATCTTCTTGAACGAGCTACAGAAGCTGTCGTAATGCTTAATGGTAATCGTCGGCAGGTTCTTGATATGTGGCTTAATGGTAAAAAAGTTTGGCCAATAGATGAACCTGTTGTAGAATTAGCTGTTGATAAAACTCTTGTTATTCTAAATAAAGATAATAATTATCATGATACCATAACTGTTTTCGCAAGTGATACAGCTGAATGGGAATTTGGTAATTAGTTTGTTATTATAGTTAATCGACCAAAAAAAAAACAAATGGCAACTATTCCGAGTTATTTATCATGGGTTCCTAAAACTGGTACTGGAAATGCACAGATTAAGATTAATTCTGTGAATCCTTATACTGGTCGTACGGATAGAAGTACTTCAGTTCCCGGTAAGATTGTCGGAAAGTCTAACGCAGTTACAGTCACAGTTCTTGAAAAGGCTGCTGATGAATTTATTACTCCCAATGGTTTAACTATTAATGTTGCTAAAGGTGGTGAAACAATTCATGTAACTGGTAAGTCTAACTCGAAACTTCTTACGTTTACATGGAAAACTAACTTCGGTATTGCAAAAGTAACATCATTTAAAGTTAATGGTAGTACAACAGCTACGTCTGGTACTGCTATTACTGGTGACCCCGGTGCTACTGGAGAATATACTTATGATGTTACTGTTGTTGTACCGAAGAATGAAACTATTAAAGCTCGTTCTGCAACTCTTGAAATCAAGGGTGAAGGTACGAGTGTTGTTAAAACTATTACTATTACTCAGGCTCTTGGTGACAGCTATCTGTATCTCAATTTGCAGGGTACAACTACCGCAACTGTTACTATTCCGAAGGGTGGTGGTGAGCAGACTCTGAGTGTTCTGTCTAATGACGAATGGACATTCGAACCTGCTGAATAAATTAATTAATCATTTATGAGTGTTATCACTAATAAATGGAATGACGGGAGTGGAGATTCAATTAATATTGAATCTCCCTCTTTTCAAGGAAATCAGACTGTTAAAATTTCATCACCTGTTCAAAAAGGTACTTCTAAAAGAAATATGAAGTTTATTGGAAAGTGTAAAAAAGATTCCAGTAAACAAGTTATTCTTACTGTTGAACAAGAAGCATCTACTTATACATATGATTTAACGTTAAATAGTGATAATACTGAAATTGCCGCAAAGGGTGGAACTGCAACTATTACAGCTGTACTTAAAACGTATCGTAATGGTAATTTAGTTAGTACAGATAATGTTACACCAGTTCTATCAGGAAGTGCTACTGGATTTTCTATATCTGGTACTAAGGTTATTGCAAGCAATCGAACTACAACTGTTGGTAGTAGGAGAAGTATTGTTGTAACTGGTAAGTATTCAAATACATTTGATGGTCAAACAGTATCATCAACTATTACTATTTATCAAGAAGCCAATGAGGCTTCTTATGGTGCTTTAACAGGTGGTTCTGTTTTAGCATCTGATATTCCTGCAAGTGGTGGAACTTCTTCAACCAATGTTACTAATATGTCGCAGACGATTAGTTATACATCTGGTTCGACTCGTGCTGGTACAGTTACTCATTTAAAAACAAGTGAAATTACAGTTTCTTCTCTTGGAACTACAGTTAAGGCAAGAACTAAGGTTGGACAAGTTACTGTAACTTATACTGGTGAGGGTGGTGCAACTGCCAATAAAACCGTTGATATTTATCAAGCTGAAAATAAAGTAACTAATAGCAATTACAATCCTCGAATTACTGCTTACGGAACTCCTACTATAAGTATCGGTAGTGGTTTGACAGCAGCTGGTGGTTCTGCAACTGTAAGTGCTTCTGTTACTAATACTGAAACTTATAATGCTTTGTATAGTTCGGGTGCTATTGGCCCGGATCAAACACGAAGCGTTGATGGTAGTGTATCACTTTCTAGGGTTGTTAATGTTAATAGTAGATTCAGTTTAATTGGAAATACGATTATTCATAGTAGTATGGGAACTTATGAAACTACTGATATTGTTGCTATAAAAGCTGTAAATAACGGAGATAGTTCTAAGTCGGCTACTGCTTCTAAGAGTATAACAAACAGTAAAACTGTTAAATCTATTTCTGGTGGTGTTTATAAATATGGTTATGTAACATCTGGTCCAATTACGAATGCTACGATTCCTGCAAGTGGTGGTTCTGCTACTGCTAAAGCTGGAAATGGTACTCAAAATTGGAGCAAGTCTGCTACTATTACTACTTATCAATATGATTCTGGTTCTACAAAAGATGTTACAACTGAAAATGCTTCAAGTGGAACAAATAATGTTTCACCGAGTATTGCTTCTATTGAAGCTACTGCATCTTCAAAAGGAACCACTGTTTCTTCTCAAACTACTATAAAGAGTCAACCTGTTATTTGGTCGGCTAATGGTGAATCTGCAGGTGCAACAATGTATATTTATCAAGAAGCTAACAAGATTGAATCCTATAATTACGGTAGTTGGAATATTGGTATTACAGCAAATCCTACAACTATTGCTGCATCAGGTGGAACTTCTACTATTACAGCAAGTTGTATGAGAACTAAAACTCCTGTTTATACATCAGGTTCTACTGGAACAGCTACTACTGAATCTGCAACTCCAACGTTAGCAATTAGTGGTGCTGGATTTACATTAAGTGGAATTACTGTTACAGCTTCAAAGAATAATGTTGCAGCTCGAACTGCTATTGTAACTGCTTCATATTCTGGAGCTACTTCTAAATCTGTTACTATTACTCAATTAGCTGGGCCTGATGGTATTGGTTATATGCAGATTGAAGGTAATGGTGTTGACCATTATATTTTCCAAGTTGGTCGTACACCAAATACTCGTTCTAATGATGTTCAAACTTTATCAGAAGAGCCTGTTGAAGTTGCAACAGAAACTAAATCTGAAAGTTTGTTTGCTAAAATTAAACGTATTGTTACTAATCTTAATTAATCAAATATGACACTTGCTCAAATCAAAGCACTATTCAAAACTGGTGCTATTCCGACTCAAAGTGATTTTGAAAGTCTTATAGATAAAATTCCTAATAACGAAGGGGGAGGGGATATTGATTTAAGTAATCCTGCTAAACCTTATTTAAATGGTATTAGAACTATTATTGATGATAGTGAATCTTGTACTTATATAGCTATTATTGCTATAAAGGATATCGATGCAGAACAGTTCACCATACCCGTAGCTTTTAGAAGTTATACAACAGATATAGGTGATGAAGCTTTCTTATTTCAAGCATCTTATGGTGATCAAACGGAACAATTTGTACTTAGTGATATTAATGATTCTAATATACTTAAAGGAATACTTGAAGATCGTAATTGGGTTTCTATACCATTAAAAGAACCAAAAGTTCTCGAACCTTATATTGTTAATCTTAACAATGAAAAATATTATGTTATTAATCGTGTTTATCAAAATCAACTAATTTGTTGTACCACTATTCAACTATTAGATAGTAAATCTCCAACTTTATATATAGTTAAAGCCTGGGATTTATTAACACGAGCTGATTGGAATAAACTTAAAAACGCTATTGTAAATAATACGATTAGTTCTGATAATAGTCCTTTAACAAATTTTTTAACTAATAGATGTAAACAAGTTTAACCATGTCGATTAATTAATTGTGTTAATCGGCATTAATATAATTAAATTATGGCAACTAAAAGTCAGCTTAAACAATATTTTGAAACAGGTAAAATACCTACACAATCTCAATTTGGTGAACTTATTGATTTTATTCAACCTTTAATTAGTGATGATGTAACTGATAGACCTAATCAAACTTTACGATTTGGTGAAGATGGGACTAAACCTATTGTTAATGGTCTTCGTATAGTTCATTATCGCGATAATGATGATAGTATTTTTAATTTTTGGCTTTTTACAAACGCATCTAATGATAGTAATGAAAATGGTATTGCAGTACCGGTTTTTGCTATTTTGAGAATTACTGATATTGCACCGGGTATTCCAAGTGGTAATGATAAACTTCGATATTTTATTCCGGAAGCAGAACATATTACAGCTTGGGTTCAACAAGGTGTAGATTGTGATACTGCTCCGGATGTTGATATATTTAATGCTTTACAAAATTGGCCTTTTAAGGATTGGCCCGAAGGTGGTGGCTCTTCAAATGATTCTAATTTTAAAACTTGTGAAATAGGTTCTTCTGAAAGTGCTATTTTTGAAGTAGTTGAAGTTCTATATAATACTGAACGAATCAAAGTTCCTGTTTCTATAAGATTTTTAGATATTAGTAATCCTGATATAAGTACTCATTCTGTTTGGAATTTAAGAGAAGGTGCAGATATTGAAAATGTTCAAAATAATTGGAATAATATTCTTGCTAATTGGGAAGATTCTACTATTTATGATTTAGTTATTGAATTTAGAAATGATTATTTCGTAAATGGGGGGGGTCTTTAACTATTAATAGTGTAATTTCAGAACCGGGACAATATAACGTTGTTGTATTTGGTTATGATCCTACTACATTATTTACAGCTTTTGAATTAACATTAACGAGAGATACTAATGGACGTTTTATAATAGGTTTGTTAAAACAAACTGAATATATTGTTGCTAATGATCAAATTAGACCTAAGATTACATGGTTTTCACTTGCTGGTAAAGTTTTAGCTTATATGCCTTATTATACTGGCTCTAAAACTTTTGGTGATATTGTTTCTTTTGCAAGAGCTAATCTTAATAGTAATACTTCAGAACCTAATTTACAAATTTAATTCATTATAAGTTATGATTAAAGTCTATTGTAAATTCCTACCGTTAAAAGGATATTTATGTATGACAATATTATGGTGGTTAATCATACGAACTGAATACAAAGATAAGATTACTGAAACTGTTGAACGACATGAAACTGTTCATAGTTATCAACAAATTACTCTTTTTATTGTAAGTTTGTTGGTTAGTATCATATTAAGTCTTACTACAAATTATTCTTGGTGGGGATTACTTGCTACTCCTGCAATTCCTTTATTAGCTTATGTTGTTAGTTGGATAGTTGAAATTATATTACCTCCTTATAACAGAGCTTATAAAGATATTTGTTTTGAAGGTGAAGCAAGAAGTTTAGAATTTGATAAAGATTTTAGAAAGAAATTGTTTCCTTTTAGTTTCTTAAAATATATTCCAAATAAGAAATATGGTGGTCGATGAAATTGATGAATGGTAAATGGAACAACTCGTAGGACATTTTGTTGAGTTATTCAATACTCATTTCGATTTATCATTTATGCTTTGTGTGAATGTTTTGACATACATACTTATTAAAGCAATAGATGATATTAATGGTGATAAATCTGTTGGCACATGGACTAAACGACTGGTTATGTTAATTAGTTGTTTTACTATTGCCGCAGGATATGTAGCAGGTGGATATGAAAATACTACAATTCTTATTAATTCTGCTATTCTTGCACCAGTTGCTTGGAGTTGGATATTCAAACCGATTCTAAAAAAGATTGGTGTTGATTATAAACAAAATCATTAATTAATTAAGATAATTACTACTATGGCATGTGGTGGAAAGAAAGGTGGTAAAAAGACCACTGGTAAGAAAGTGAAGAAATAAATTGTTAGTAATATAACAATTTATATTGTTAAAGATTGAATTGAAATGGTGAGAGGTGTTACTAATATAGCACCTCTTTTTTATAGTGAATATAGTAGGAAATCGACTATTTTAACGTATATTTGTTAGTAGCTCAATATAATATACCTATTAATATTAATCCTTTTATACGCCTATTTATGTTCGATTATACAGCTATTATAGTAGCTATAATAACATCCATAAGTACGATTGCTGGTATTTATCTAAAAGAATGGTTATTTCCTAAACGTAAAGAACAAAAACTTACTATTGAAAAAAGTAGTTGTTATATAGAACTTGATAAGATATGTGCTTCTATTCGAGATACTATTCACGCTAATGCTGTTTATATTGCTTATTTTCATAATGGCGGTCATTTCATTAATGGTGTAGAAATGGATAAATACACTGTTGTTGGTGAAGATTATGATTGTTGTGTAGTATCTTATAAGAAATCTTTTAAGGATGTTCTCGTTAATAATTTTCCTTATTTATTTCATAATCTTCTTGTTAGAAATCGTCATTATTGTAATGATGTTAGTAAATATAAGTTTCAAGATAGATGTTATAAAGATGAACTTGAAAGTAGAGGTATGAAGTCTGCTTATACTTTTCTTATTAAAGACCCTATTAAAGAAACACCTATTGGTTTTATTTCTCTTGAATATAATATCGTAGAAGGATTTAATCCTGATGATGAAAAATATATTTGGAAAAAACAAAATACTATTGCTAATCTTTTGAATCTAAATAAGTAAGATATGGGAACACTTAATCAATATGCAGTTCGTATTGCAAACATGGTTAATCAACCTAATAATCACGAACTTAAAGAACGTGTTAAGGATATGATTAAAACTATGTTTGCAAATCGTATTCGACAAAGCGTTGAGAAAAATGGAATAGATGATATTCTTAAACTTACCTTTATTGCTCCTGTTGAAGAGTTGAAATATAGTGATATTCTTCCTACTGAATATCGAGTTGCTAATAAAATTAGATTGTTAGGAACAAAGTACAAAGTTCCTACACCCGTGCGCATACAAAGTGATGCGCCTTTTGCGTTTGTAGGTGATACTGTTGGTAATGGATATATGTATGAAAGTTCTATTACATCTCTTAAACTACGTCAAAGTGGGCGTCCAACCTGCTCTCCCACCGGGTATCCACGAGCTTATATTATATTAAATGGTCATATAATTATTGCTGAAAAAGTTGGTACAAAAGATATTGATGATAGACGACCAATTAATGAAGTAATGATTACAGGTATATTTGAAAATCCTGATGAAGTTCTTTCGTTCTTTAAGAATGAAGATGGTCAAGATATTGAATTACCTTTACCTAATGATATGCTTGAAGGTATAATTCAAGAAATACTTAAAACTGAATTTGGTATTTATCCTCAAGATTTGGATATTAAAACAAATAATAATAATCCTACTATTGCTCAACGTGGTAATGGTCAAGATTAACATCATGTTTCTATCATTATGGTTGATAACGAATATTATTGGAGAGATTTCGTTAAAGAAGTTCAAATACAACTTAATTCTTTAATTAAACAATTACATCTTGCTTATGAACGACGCAATGATTGTATTTATAATATCAAAGATAATCTTGCTAAATATCAAGAAGCCGGTGTTGATGTTTCAGTAGTATTCGATATTGATAATCGTAGTAAGATTTATTTTAATAAGAAACAAGATGCTTTACTTGGTACTAAACTAATGAGTTATATTCGTAGTTATAATTACTTAGTTTATGAACGTCTTGATAAACTTGATGATGATATAGAAACTCTTGCTGCTCTTAAAGAATTACCTTCTGAAATGTATACTTATATGCAAGATGAAGTTAATAATGAGATAGCTAATTTACTATGTAAAGGTAATAATTATTCTTTTGGTAGTTCTGTAGGTTACGTTTATGTTTATTATAAAAAGACGATGCCCGGTGATGTATGTAGTGTTGTCGATTGGGGTGCTACAAAAGACTTAAAAAAGAAATTGTTAGAACAAGGTATTAATATACGAACCACTGATAATCCAAATGGTATTCCTTATTTCATATATTATGATTACGACTGGTGTATAAAAGCTATATATCATAAAGTCAAAGGTCGAATACCACAAAGTGTCTATTATAAATTCAAATTTGGTCACACAAGTAGTGCTTACGAAAATGGTGAAAAAACTATTGACAGAACACCTTTTGCGATGAAAGGCAAAACTGTTGATGAAATTGCAACTAATCGAAGACTTAATTGTTTCAATAAAATTCTTGCAATTTGTTTTAATCATCCTGACGAAGCTATTAAACTATATCGAAATAATCTTCCTAAACAAAATAATGCTTTATGATTGATAATAATATATTTATTAGTAGTGCTACATTAATTCCAGATATGTATAACGATTATAATATACAAAGCGATGATTTTGTAAGTCGTTTTCCTATTTGGGTTGCAAATGCTTTAGAAGAACTTAAATTCATTCAAGCTTATGTTAATGTAGAAAAAGATATTGAATTTGATGACCATCGTTGTCAATTACCGTGGGATTTTCGTGGTGTGATTGATGTCATTATAAATAACAAAAAAGCTGTTCTTAAAAATTCAGCTGAATTTAACAAAGATACTATTACTGAAAAAGTAACAACTGTTCCGACATATACTCCTTATCCCGGTATTCCAAATGCAGATATAACAAGTCCCGGTGATAAAAATGATAGTTTTAATCATGCTTCTGTTGATAAAGAGCAACCTTATTATTACATTAGTAATAACTGGATTCATACTAACATTGATTATGGAACTATTCATTTAAGATATAGAGCTTTGCCTGTTGTTTATGACAGTATTATAAATATGGATGTTCCTCTTATTTATAATAATGGCCCTCTTAAAAAATATCTTAAACTTTATGTTCTTAAACAAATGTTATTAAGAGGTTATAAACATCCGGTTGTAAGTCTTACAGCAAACAATCCTTATACAAATCCTGCGATAGAACTCGATAGAATGAGAATACAAGTTCGAGTTTCTTGTAATAAATTTAGTAACGACCGTCGAGAGAATATTGCTACTATTCTTCGTACATTAGAATAATAGAAATTATGAAAGTTTTAGGTCTTGATTTAGATAATTCACCTTATATTGCACAAGATAAATCTTTACGATATGCTAAAAATATAACTATTGATAATAAAGGTCAAAGTTATTTTAATGAAAGAGGATTTGATTTCATAGGTGAATTAGATGATATTCTTGAAAATCATCCGACAAATCAGCATATCATTCCTTATATTTATAGTGATGCCGATAATCACAAATATAATATTATAGGTACAATTCCAACTAATGTTGGTGTTGTACTTTTTTGCGTTGTAGAACACTGGAATAATGCAGATAAATCTGATTTACAAACTAACGACGCTATTATATATCTTAATCTTGATGATAATAACCCAACTGTAAAACGTTGTCTGTATAGTACATCTGGTGCATTTGGATTCAATATTAATAGACCAATTCATGGAGATTATATATATAATTATAAAGAAAATTTAATTGTTACATTTACTGAGGGAACTGATGAATCAGCAAATGAAACAAGAATTATTAATATGACTGACCCGTTTTATGATGGTAACAATGGAGATGATACTGCGATAGGATATGACATCACTATTGATGAAGTTGATTCATTTAATCTTATTCCAAATGTTACTTATCCTGAACTTCAATTAGAAGTTAAAGACGGTGGTAATCTTAAAACTGGTGCTTATCAAATAGCAATTAAATATCGTCTTGATGATGGTACTTATACAAACTATTCTCCTTTGAGTACATCACTTATTGTTTGTGGTAATTACGAAGAAGATTATGCATTAGGTATCGAAATCAATAAGAATATTACTATTAGTTTTAGAAATAGTGGTATTAAATATAAACATTGTAGATTTGCTATTGTCTATATTACTGACGAAGCTCAATTATCATATGAAACTGATGATATTTCAATTAGTGGTATAAGTACTACTCATATTGTGAGTGATATTTCATATTTATCTACTATAAGTCTTGATGATATTTTTATTAAAAATATATCATATATTCGAGATAATACTCTTGTTAATTTCAATAATAGACTTATTCGAGGTAATGTAAAAACTCTTGATTATAGTAAACTCGATAGTGAACTTAAAGAATTTACAGAAAACAATCTTGATGTTCAATTAAGTTGGAATCCGAGTTCTTCTTATATTAATAGTACTCGACGTTATTTTAAGAGTGGTGAAGTTTACGTTCTTTATGCTGGATATTATGATTATAAAGGTGACCTTGTAAATATACATCATATTCCTTGGAAAGCTAACAATTATGATATTGAAGCATATCCCGTAGGTTCTACTAATCAAAATGCTCATAAAATTCCTTATAAATCTGAAAATATTAGTAAGATTATAAGTCCGAGTTGGAAGAGTTTACCTGATATTGATGCTGCTGAACAAATAGATGAAATTGCTAAAACTGGAGTTGGTAGTGAAAAACCTACAATAGCTCGTAATCGTTATTTTACTTTATACGGAGTTTCAACTGGACACGCTACTGTTAAAGCAAAAGGTCGTTCTTTAACCAAAGGTAAACTAAAGTTACCAAGTCTTCCACTACCTTATACAACTGAAGATTCTGAAGGTGGAGTTAATCCTTCTGATTATCAAGTTGTGGTATTAGAAATAACAAGTGAAAGTACATCAAGTCAGTTAATTGGTGTTAAATGTAGTCCTACCTTTGGTGGAGATAGTGTGATACCTGCTGGTATAAATTTAACTACAAAAGTTTATGATGCTACATCGGTAGTTAAACAAATTGATTCAGAAGAATCTGAAGTTGAAACTGTGTATTATGAAGTTTCTGAATCTAATCTTTTAGCATCTGATAGTAAATCTATATTTATTGGTAATACAATTAATACAAAAACTAATTTCGTAATTAATCTTGATGCAAAAGAAACTAAATATATTTTAATTGAAGCTCGATTAAGTTATAAAGTTAATGGTTCAACTGCTCCGACATTTAATTGGTTAACTCAATTATATTCTACTTCTTCTGAATGGAATCCTACTTATACATTAAGTCCTAATATCAATATTAAAGCTAATCTTGCTGGTAAAACAGACTTAATGAATAAATATATTAGTTCAATAGTTTATTTCTTTGTTGAACATAATATTAATAACTCTCGAATTGTTACACAAGGTTTCGCAATGCGAGATACTGAAACTAACAATTTCGGTAAGAATCAAACTTATAAAAATCCTTTTGGTGGAGATAACGCAAGATTTTATACCTTTGAATATCTCTATAATAAGATAAATAGTATTCGAGGTAAACTTAAACCTCTATACTTTGAAACTGATGTTCTTAAATTTGTTAAAAATGAAGAACTTGATGATGATATAAAAGTATTTCCAGCTAAATGGAAAGGTGAAGATTTTGATGGATTTGATACAAATCCTAATGAATCTGGAACTCGATTCTTAGATGCTGACATTAATAGTCTTACAATTGATACTTCTCGTGCAACCAAAGACGTTTCACTTGAATATATCAATGCTAATATTAGTTCTCAAAACAATATTGCTGGCGACAGTTATTATCGTATTGAAAAAGGTTTTGATGGATTTAATAAAGGTACAGATAATGAAGAATGGGCAAGAGGATATATTGCTGATTTAATTAATAATTCTGAAACACTTTATTCTGATGTTAATAATCAGAAACTTCAAATTGCATCTAATGTAATTAATATTAAAGGTTCTTCTGAAGTAATAACTTCGTTAGTTGGTGATACATTTATAGGATATATAACCCTTCGAGCTACTGCTCCATCGTCTGACTATCGTTATGGTGATGCTCAAGCAAAAGAATTAGATAGTAACGCTACTGTTTATCGTTGGATATTTACTGTTCCTCTTGAAAGTAAATTCAATATTCTTGCTCGATTCAGTGTTAATAACGTAGATAAATCTTTCAAATATCACGATAAACGTGGTAATGAATTACGTGAATTTTATCAATTAAGTTATCAAGTTGATAATTTCATAAATAGTAGTGTTGGTAAAGGTTATTCTCCTGTTTATAATGAGAATGGTATTGAAACATTTACTTATTTTGAAGAAATTCCCGGAACTCAAGACCATCCTTATCGTATAATTCGTAGTCAATTACAGAGTGCTGAAAATGCTAATCTTAATTGGCGATTATTTAGAAGTGATGATTATAAAGATATGCCTTTTAATCGAGGTGAAATTATTGCATTGAAAACTGACAATAAAAATCTTTATATTCAACAGACTTATGGTCTGCATTTATTACAACTTCGTGATACACTTTCTAATACGGATGAAGGTACTTCGTATTTAGGTACAGCTGATATATTTAATATGGAACCTCAAGAGGTTACATATAGTCCCAGTGGTTATATAGGTTGTCAAAGTTATTTTGATACTCACGTTAATGTTATTGGTTATTTTGTTATTGATGCAGTTCATAGACGTATCTTTAATATCAATGGAGATAAAGTAAGTAATATGACTGCTCTTAATGCTCTTAAATGGTTTGATGGTAATCTTGTAAAAGATGTAGTTAATCCGTTTAAGAATAATGGTAGAATTTGGGCATTTAATGAAGATACTAATATCTTATATTTAGTCCAAAATGTTGATAATAAACAATTTACAATTAGTTTTAGTCCTATTGCTAATGCTTGGATTTCATTCCATGACTATAATCCTATTGTAGGTATTACCAATCGAAATGGATTATTCTGGTTTGATAAACATGGCATTTATGCAATATCTAAAAATAATTATGGTCGATTCTTAAAAGATGATAATAATAATCAACTTGTTAAAGAATCATATATTAAATTTATTCTTAACGACAATAGTAATTATAATAAGTTATTAAATAATATTGCTTGGAAAGACAGAGTTGATATTGTTAATAATCTGTTACCTACTATTAATGAATTTGAGAAAACTATTAATGCTATATTGGTTCATAATGATGACCAATGTACTGGTTATAAACTTGTTAAATTTAATGATATTTGGTATAATGGTACAACTGGTGTTAATAAAGTAAATCTTTGGAGATTTAATAATGTTAATGATATACACAAACAAATACCTTTTATGATTACTGATTTAGTTGTAGATGAATCTGCATTAAAACGTAAAGCTAAATGGTATGATGTTAATAAGTTCATTTGTCAATATGTTTATTGCATAATGAAGTTTAATAATCGTAATAATAACAGACTTTGGGAACTTATTGATGTTAATCCTGAATGGATTCTTGATAATCGTAATAATCAAAGGTAATTTGTAACAACTTGTGCGGCTCGGCCTTCGGCCTCGCTCCCCGGTGGGGCAGGAGGTTGCACGCCCACTTGTCACGTTACTCAAACTTTTAATGGTATGTCTAATCGTAAAGTTAATCCTGATAGTCTTCGTCAAGTTACTCGTTATATTAATGAGTATTCTCAACATATTTGGGATAACGAATTGACTGGTGATAAAGAATTTGTTCGTGTTAAAGAAAATGATAAACTTAAAACTGTTCATTCACGTTCAAAAGATGGTAAATATTATTATCCTTATGCTTCATATGAAGGTGGTGCTAAAACTATTGGTCCCGGTTTTAAGTTAAATGATACTTCTGATTTTACTAAATCTGTTAAAGCAAAAGGTAAAGCAACAAGAAAACAAATTGATGCTGAATTAAATCGTCGTATGGCGAAAGCCTACAATGATGTTCGTGATATTTATTCTGAGAAATATGGTATTGATGATTTCAATACTTTACCTCAACCTATTGTTAATCTTATGTCTAATCTTGCATATCGAGTAGGTCGAACTGGTTTTAGACAATATAAGAAATTGTTAAAAGGTGCTAATGAACGTAATACAGATAGTATTATTAAAGAATATACTACTGGTAATAAAAGAAGAGATAAATCTGAATTAGAAATATTTAAAACTAATAGTTCTAATGATTATGATATGATTAGAAATAAATTATTTTCTAATTTTAATACTGATGATAATCCTGATAACTATGTTGAAGATATGAGTAAAACTAATCGTAAAAAATATAATTTCGGTGGTGTTCGTTCAACACATGATGCTACTGCTGATTATTTAGGAATGGCTCGTAATTCCGGTAATAGTATTTTCAGAAATGCCATGATTAATATGTTTTATCATGACGGAAAAAATGATGATACTGGAATTCCAGTTAAGAATTATGTAGATAAGTTAATTGCTAATGATAAACTTATCTATGCAAATATGCAGAACAAAATCAATAATGAAATTGTTACTGCTCGTGGAATTGCTCGTTGTGGTGGTCTTGTAAGACGTAAGCGAAAAGATTTCGGTGGCGTTATGTCTGGTAATGTTTATCGAAGTATTGTCGCTGGTAAAAACAATCGAGATTATTTTGATGGAGTAGGTGTTGGCCTAAAAACTAAATATTTAGATGATGCTTATGCTGAAGGTGATATTGATTTGAATGCACAAGGTATTGCAAAGGCAAATCAGTTGATGGCTCGTGATTCAGCGATTTATGCTAATATGCAAAATAAGATTAATAATGAAATTCTAACTTCTCGTGGTATTACTGCTAAATTCGGTGGACTTGTTGGAATTCCTCGTAGAAAATTCTATTGGGGTGGAACAAGTATTAATGACCCCGGTAGTGTTCAATGGGGTACACGAGTTCAAGCCAGTGATATTGATGAATCTAAATATAGTGCTGATGGCGAAGGTATCGTAGGTGGTAGCGCTTTAAGTGGAGCTGGAACTGGATTAGGAATTGGAGCTGCTGTTGGTGGAACTGCGGCGCTTGCTACTGGTGCAGCTGCTGGTTCTTGGCTTGGCCCTATCGGTGCTGGTATCGGTGCATTAATTGGTGGCATCGTTGGTTTGTTTACTGGACGTAAGAAAAAACGTCAAGAAGAGCGTCGTCGTCAAGAACTTTTAGCTGAACAAGCTGAAATGGAACGTCAGCAGACTTTAGGTAATATGCAAGATAAGGTTGAAAATGATGTTGCAACTATTCGACAAAGTAATCTTGGTAATTACTCAGAAGGTACAGGATTTTATGCTAAATTAGGTGGAATGATTGGTCGTAGAAAATTAAACACCGGCGGTCAAGTAGTTCCTAATTCATCTAATAGTGTTGTTGCTTATGGTCAAACACATGAACAATATAATCCTGCTACTGGTGAAACTGGAATCATATATGGAGATTCGGAAATTGAAGGCGGCGGCGCTAAAAATGGTCGAATGTATGCTGGTGAAGTTGTTCGTGAAACTCCTGAAGGTGGTCAAGTATTCAGTGATACGATTAAAGTTCCCGGAACAAATCGTACTTTCGCTGATTACGCAAAGAAACTTACTGATATGAAAGGTAAAAAAGAAGCTCAAGTTATTCAACTTGCTGATGGAGTTACATTATCTTTGTCTGCATTAGATAAAAGTAAAACTAATAAATTACAAACTGGAACAAATGTTCGTAATATTGAAAAGTTAGTTTACAGAATGAATAAAGCTCGTGGTGAATCTGAAGCTATTGATGCTAAAACAGAAGATTTGTTTGAAGCTCAAGAACTTTATGCTACTGCTTTAGGACTTCGTAATGATGCTCCGGTTATGCGTTGTGGTGGAATGGTAAGAAAGAAAAGACCTTTTGGTGGATATACTTCACCTTATAGTCTTACAGGAGTTTCAGCTCCTAAACTTACTACTTTACCTCCGATTCAAACTACTGCAAGTGCTGGTAATGGTTCTGCATTTAAGTTCGGATTTAATGAATTTGGACTTGGTATGAATCTTGCTGGTTCACTGTTTGGAATTATAGGTAATGCTCTTAATACTCGTGCTAATCGAAAGGCTATTGAATTTGAATCTACACTTCATGTTCCGAAAGGTAATAAAGTAGATGCTGTTCAATATAGTACAGATTATGATATAAGTGAGGAATTACAAGAACTTGGCACACAAGAACGTAGAGCTGCTCGATATATTACTGATAACACAAGTAATGTTCAAACTGCTCGAAATAGTGTAGCAAATCTTGCAATTAATGCTCAACTTGCTCGAAATAAACTGTATGGAGCTAAGAAATATTATCAACGTCAAAGATATGATTTGAATAGGCAAGAACGAGTTAATGCTCGAAATGCTAATAGTCAAATTATGTATCAAGACGCTATTAATGAATATAATAAAGCTGTCGGCTTAAATCAACAGTTAATGGCAGTCAGAACGCAAGGATTACAAGGAATGTTACAAGGAATTGAAGGTCTTGCCGGAGCAGTTAATAATTACGCAAGTGCCCGCTTATATGAGAAATTGTGGCCTCGTGGAGTAGGTAATTATATGAGAAGTGGTTTTGCTTGCGGTGGTCTTGCAAGACGTAAAAGAGCTTAATGTAGTGCGTGATATATCGGATTATTCTTTTATAGGATAGTCCGATATTCACGATTTTTTGTATATTTGTAATGATACAAATAGTGGTACAAACACGCGCGACAAGTGGGCGTGCAACCTCCTGCCCCACCGGGGAGCGGAGCCGCTGGGCGAAGCCCAGCAGGCGGAGCCATACGAATTACAACTAATTTACAAACTAATCATTATAAAATTATGGCAGAAATTGCAATAGGTCGATACGATACTAATACATTAAAAACTCCACAATTACAAGATTATGGAAGTGTATATGCTGCTGTTGGAAATGCTTTGAACCGAAAGTATTACCAAAATCGTGAAGCTTATATTAACAGAATTGCTAATCCTTTAAGTCAAATTAAAGCAACTTCTCGTGGACAAAAAGTTCTTGATTCTGAAAGAGCTAAGATTGTTGAAGGTGCTAATGAATTTAAGGAACAAGATAATTGGTTTGCAGCAGATGATTATATTTATAAGCAAACTGAGAATATTCTTACTAATGAAGGTCTTAAAGCTGTTCAAGCTGATTATGCTTTGGAACAGCAGTATATTGAAGATTTAAAAAAGAGTGATTGGGATACTCAAAATCAAAATGCTTTTCTGCTTCGTAGTCGTTTACAATCTTCTGATATTGTTTATGATTCAGAAACTAATACTGTTGTAAGTGGTGGTTTTAACGGAGTTCAAATTGGTAAAAAATTCGATGTAAATAAATATCAAAAAGACATATTTGATATTCTTTCAAAAGCTAAAGCTGATAAAGTATCATTTGAGAATCTTGTTACTAATCCTGATATGATACGTCAATATGGATTAGATGTTGCAACAGGTTTCGATGGTGAAAAGTTAGCAAGTCACTTTGTTAAAACTGGTAGTGAAAGAGAAGGTATCACAGAACAAGAGATTATGAGTTATGCTATGTCATTACTTAAATCTAATCCTGATTATACTAATTATCTTACTACTGTTTGGCAGAATCAAGATGCTCTTACTCGATTTGTAAAAGATGATAGTTCTGCTGGTGGACATTTAAGAGATTACGAATTAGGAGATTATGCTCCTTTATTTGCTGGCAATCCTACAATGTTTGCTCTTAATGGATTAGGTATTAACATAAATGAACTTGGTGCTCCTACAAAAGACGGTAAGTTTACTGTTAATTCTAAATTACCTGCTGAAGTTAAAACTTTATTAGATACTGTTAATAAAGAATACGGAGTTAATGTTCTCGATATATTACAGAATAAAGCTCAAGTTCCACCTGAACTTATTCAAGCTGGTTTACAGAATTATGTAGATAAAATGTTTGAAAGTTACGCTAAGGGTGTACTTGGTGCTACGGATGATATTGAGAATCTTGATAGAACCGCTTTTGCTCAAAGTGTTTTATCTGGTCAATTTATTAATAATAACATTCAAAGTTTAGCTGGTGCTGCCGCAGGTTTATATTCTTATCAAGATATTAAAACTACGGTTGATTTAATTGCTAATCCCGGTTATGCAGCTTATATTAAAGCTCGTGCAAAAGGTAAACAGCAAGAACTTGAAACTCTTCAACAATATGCTCCATATCTTGATACATTAGGTGGTTTTGAAGTTACTGGTGATAGTGTTGCAGAAAACATTAATCGTCGTAATGAAATTACTGACCAAATGACTAAACTTTCAAATTCTATGAATCAGATATTTACATCTGATGAACTTAGAATTTTAGGTCTTAATCCGGGAGATGGTAATATTGTTAAAACACTTAATATTTCTACTGCTGAAAGATTAGTTGATTCAGCAGGTCTTGACGAAGAAACAGCAGCTAATCTTAAAGGTAAGCTTTTACAAGTTCAGACTGCTCAACGTAATTATAATAATCTTCAAGCTAAACTTCGTTCTGACGAAATTCAACTTAATTCTATATTTGATACTTGGAATAAACATCGAGATAAGATTGAAGGTGGTATAGGTTGGTATCGAGTTAATAACGAAGAAGCTAAAATTATTCTTGATAACAGACTTGATAGTTATGATAAATATGTTGATTATATAAATCAAAATTATAAAGAACTTTATAATCCTGAAACATATAGTAGTACTTGGGTACGAAAAGATGGTGTAACAACTGGAGCTAAATATCTTGGTGATATGCTGACAAAAGAAGAGTTTGAATCTACTCTGTCTAATGCAGCAGATAATGTTTCAAATCGTTATCGTAAAGCTATTGCTGATGCACCTCTTGAATTTACAGCAACTCGTGATATTATTGCTAATCCTTCAAGATTCCAACAAAATTACATGGCAGCTGCTATGGTAAATTGGAAAAAAGGTGCTGGTAATATTAGTGTTGTTCAAACTCCATCTGGAAAAGGTACTGGTCTTACCGGAATGCAATTAGCTAAGTATATGAATTTTGATGCGTTTCCTACTTCGACTACTACTAATTCAAAAGGTACAAGTATAACTCGTCAGAGTAATGCTACTAAAAATTCTAAACCTCTTTCGGGTAAAGAACTTGGTCTTGATTATGATATTTATAAGACTGAGGTTAGTCCGATCGCTAATGGAATTGCAGCTCGTGAAGGCCGTAATGAATATGCAATTACTCTTTTTGATGAAACTGGTGCTGCTCGTGGTAATATTATTTTCTCTGAACAAGTAGACCCGTCTACTATTGCTCGTCAAATTCTTGACAATTACCGTAATATTAAACCTTATGCTAAAATTGGTGGTGAAGGTTTACAACGTAGTGCTGGAATGATTGAATCTCAATACGCTTCGGGATTTATTGATTTTAATACTACTGGTAGTAATAATAGTCCTGCTGTTGCAAATATAGCAGAACTTCAAAGAATTGTTGATGATTTAGGTAAAGTTGAATATGATTTGAATATTCACGAACCTTTCTATAATAGTATTGACGGTAATAGTCGTAAAGTTGAAATTGGTAGAACAACACAAGGTTATTATATAAAAGATATTAGTGGATTGAAATATCCTGATGGTTCTGTTCATTATGGAGAATTTGGATATAACACAATTCCTAATAGTCTTTATACAATTAAAGGTATAACTCCTAATAATATTCAATATTATGAAACTATAAATGAAGCATTAGCTCCTATTGCAGAATATGTTTTAACTCAATATGGAGTTGTTCTTGATATGCAAGAGGCCGCTGAAGCTATTCAAATGAATAAAATAAATAATGCTAATATAGGATATTAAATTATGCCAAATCTAACAGATATTAAAATTCCTATTACAGGTTCGCAAGCTCTTACTCCTTCTGAAACACCAATTCAGGGAGTAGGAGCTACTCCTGTTTTACCCGGTAGTATGCCGGAACCTGAACTTTCTCGTGGTAGAAAACAATCTTCAATTCGACCTTTTAATATTTCTGAATATGAAAATATATTAGGTAAAGGTCAAGTTAATCCCAATCTTGATTTAAGTGTTCTTAATGAAAATAGAGCACAAAATCAAAGTGGTTGGTATTTAACTAAAAATGCTATTGGTCAATTAGGAACTACTATTCTTGGTGGTACTATTACTGGTATTGGTAGTATTCTTAATTTCTTTCCTACTACATATCGTGCTATTAGTCAAATATGGGATGATAATGCCAAATATAAATGGGACAAAGCTATCAACGAAGGTCTTGGTTCTGAATGGCAGAGAATAGGTAAAGACATTGAGAATTGGGGTCGTAAAGCTATGCCTATTTATAAAACAGAACAAGCTCAAAAAGGTGGTTTTGCTGGTGGTATGGGTGATGCTACTTGGTGGGCAAGTATGTTTCCTACCGTAGGTTCTGCTGCTGCATCTATGCTTCCTGTTATTGGACAAATGCGAGCTTTACAAGCTGTTGGTAAATTAGGAACAATGATTAACGGTGTTGGTCGTTTAGGTTCTGCATTGAATAAAGCAGGTCGTGCATTACAAAATCCTTATACTCAACAGATAATTGGTACTTTATACGGAGCACATCTCGATAGTATGGAAGAGATTGTTCGTGGTTATGATGAACAATATCAATATGCTCTCGATTTAGGTTTCAGTGAAGATGATGCTCGTAAGTTTGCATCTATTTATGCTTCTGAAAGTTACAATGATGCTTGGGCTTATGGAGTATTATTTAATGCTATTGAACTCAATAGTATGCTTCGTGGTATTAAAGAAGCTCCAGTTAATAGTATTTCTATTGAAAAAGGTTTAAGAAGTAATATAAAAGGTCTTGCACAACAAGGTAAGACTTTTGTTTTAGATAGTGAAACATCTAAACTTAATCGCAAACTCATTCCAAGTGTTGGACTTCGTAAAACAAAAGATTTCTTTTCTGTTGCTTTATCTGAAGGTCTTGAAGAAATGCGAGTTGATATGGCACTTAATGAAGGTGTCATTGCTGCAAAAAAAGAACTTGGGATTGAAGATGAAACTGCTGATTTAACTCCGTTAGCTCGTATGGGAAGACTTGTTGAACAAGCTTCTTCATGGGATAGTTTTATTTGGGGTGCTATTGGTGGTGGTGTAATGTCTGCTGGACGTAATGGTGTTACACGAATACTTAATGGTAAAGCTCAGCAAGAAGCTGAAAATAAACGAGCTACTAACATTATAAATGGTATTCAAGATACTGCCGCAGCTATTGCTGATTTTGACGGTGACATGAATATTAAAGTAACTGAAACACCAGTTTTAGATGAAGCTGGTAATCAAGTTATGAATAGTGATGGTACTCCAAAAGTTAACAGAACTATTACTGACCCTGCTTCAAGTTTGCTTGTTGGTATTATGGGTAGAATTGGTTCTGCTAATGGGTTCAATTATGCTGTTGAATATTTTGATGAATTAAGTAAATTATCAGATGCTCAACTTGAAGAAGTTTACGGTGCTAATAAACGACCTGTCGTAGATGCTCTTCGTAGAGAATTTACTATTATGCGAGATATTCATGCTCGTAATATGGGTTTAAGTTGGGGTAATCCTTTCGACAATGTTCTTAAAGTTCAGGCATCAACTGATGATTATTTACTTGACTATTATCGTCGTCAATTAGCTATCGTTGATACTGATATTCAAACTTTCGATATTGAAGCGTCTAATCTTCGTAAACAACGAGATGAAGCTCTTAAAGCTATTGATAGTAAACTTCATAGCTTAAATGTAGAAAAAATTGTTCTCGAACAAGAACGTGAAGAACTACAAAAAGTTATTGAAGATTATAAAACTCAACTTGAAGATAAAACTCGTAATAAAGCGATTAGTACACTTAAAGGTAAACGTACTCGATTAGTAAATAAGATTAAAACTATTGAAGATACAATCAATGGTTTACAATCTCAAATTGATGAGTTAAATACTTATATTGCTAATCAAGGTACTATTAGTACAAAACAACCTAATCGTAAAGCTCGTAAACCTTATCTTCTTGAAATTAAAAATAGTAAGAAATCTATTTTAAGTCTGCAACAACAAATTGCAAATGCTCGTCAGGCTATTGCAGAATTAGAAGTTGGTAAACTCCAATACGAACAAGAACTTGCTATTCATAATGGAGAGATTGCTGATATTCGTAGGAAGATTGAATTATTTGAAAATGATTTAGCTGATTACGATACAAGACTTAATAGAATTAATAGTGATATTACAGAACAGAGTGAACGTGAAAATAATAATGTAGCTGAATATAATGAAGCTGCAAAACGTTTGCGTGAAACTCGTAATAACAATAATCAAACATATAAATCTCTTGAAGAGGCTCGAACTCAACTAAGTATGGCTGTAATGGCTCTCGAAGAAAATGTTAATAATCGAGATGAGATTATGGCTGAACGAAGTAAGTTACTTAAAGAGGTTTATGATAAACAAGAAGAGATTGAAAAAGCTCAAGATAAAGTAGAAGAAACTGTTGAAACTACTAATCAAGAAGCAAGTCAAGAACCCGAAAATGTTACTACCGAGGTGCTGACAGACAGTAACGGGATTTCGTACTCTCTCGATGACAGCGAGGCCCCAAATACCGTCGATATTAAAAATAAGGTATATTCAGTAGGCTCAAAATTTAATGTCGCAGAATCGCCCAAAACCGTGCAAAAAATCGAGGTTGTAACCGACGACGAAACCGATTTTAGTGCTGTAATGGTTACTATAAAAGATGATGCGACTGGTAAGGAAGATACATATTCTGCAAAAGAACTTGCAGGTATGGATATTACTGAAATTCGAAGTGAAGTTCAAACTAAATTTGATGCTATTTATAAAACACTTTATAGTATTCAAGATAAACTTTCAGCAGATAAATTTGAGAATCATTATTTAGATACTATTATAAATTTGTATAAAGAATTATCTGATTCTAATAGTGATATTTATAAAGCATTATTATCTCCTATTGATAATACTGAACTTAATACGTTACGAACTAATATTATTGGTAATTTTATTGGTTGGATAAATGAATATCAACCTACTGAAATTAGTAATGAGAATTTAGAAAAAGCTAATCGTGTAAAACAGTTATTATCAGATAGCAATATCCGTATTGCAAATAATCTTAAATCTAATCTTTTCAAAGATTGGATTTGGAATCTTTACGGTGGTGATATAGTTGGTTATAGTGAAGAGGAAAATGCTAAAATGCGTGAAGCTATTGCTGACTATATTGCTAACGTTGCTAATGTTCTTAACAATAATTATACTATAACTGATGGTAAATTAACTCTTAAGAATATTAATGTAGACCATAATGTAATTCGAGCACAAATAGAAGGTCTTACTCAAATCAAATTTGAAAATCTTAATAGTAATTTTGATACTGTTAGATATTCAAATTTCTATCATAAGATAACACTATTCAAAAATAGTATTATTAATGAAGTAGCTAAAAGTACAACTGAATTTTACAAAACTAATATCGCATATATCAACAGTGTGATGAATAGGTTTATTAGTAAAATTCGTGCTATTAGACAAGATGAAGATAGTCCGTTACATGATGCTCTTGTAAATGATGATGGCTTTGGTAGTCAAACTTCTAAAATTATGGAATTTGCTACTGCTGTTAATAATTTAGCAAAAGAGTTTTTAGATTATGGCGCTGTTCCTAATCTTCCTGCTCGTACAAGACTTCATACATTAGCTCAATCAATTCAACCTTATTTAGTATCTGATGTTGATGCTTTGAATCTTACTGGGGTAGATGTTATTACTGCTGTTCGTCAAAGTAATGTTCTTGATTTATTAAGAAATGCTCGAATGGCTTATTCTATTCTTTCGAGATATTATAATTTTGAAAGTGGTACTGAATTAAACGATGATGTATCTATTCTTAATAGTCTTGATGTACTTGCTAACAGTGTTTCTGACTTTATAGATGATACTGAATCGAGAGATGAATTTAATACTAATGACTATCGTTATTACATTAGTGATTCAATGCGTAATGCTCTTGATGCTATTGAAAATACTATTGTAAAACTTGATGGTCGTCAGATATTTACTGATAATCACGTTTATACTTACGAAGATATTCTTGATTCTATATATCAGCAAACAGATGGTCGTAATGATGTTATCAAATATTATGAACCTATCTGGTATGCACTTAAATATTTTAAAAATGATGTAAATGTTAATACAATATATCAACAAATGAGTAAGAATGGTGTTCCACAAGAACAACTTGATGCTCTTAAACGTTTGTTTGATATTATTAATAAACGAATTGCTAATCCTATTCAAACAACAGATGGTGCTTATCTTGATAGTAACTTAAATCTTCGTGGTAAGTTTTTAAGTGATTTCTTCAAAACTCATATTCAACGTGAATTTGAAACTAATGATTTCAAAGGTTTACGTCGTCTTACACCTGAAGTTTATAAGATTATCACAAGTCCTGAATATTATAATCCTAAAACTCGTGTTATTAAAAACAACATTACAGTTAATGGTGTTAAATTCAAGGCTACTGAATTATTTGATGCTTTAAGAACTTTACACGAAGGTCAGGAATTTGAAGTTACTTATAAAGATGGTAATGTCGATGTCAATTTAGATGTAAATGGTAAGAAACTATTAATTGAACGAATTGGTTTAGGTGATAGTGAAACTTATCATGGAATCCAATTAGGTAGAATTGATGAAAGTGGAGTTAATCAATACGATTCTGTTTTTGGTAATTCTTATGGAACATCTAAATTTATAGATACTATTATCCGAAAAGCTGGTGGAAGTGATACAATATTTAACTTAACAAAAGAGTTTTATAAAGTATATACTGAAGCCTTAACTCGTGAACAACAAACTTCTGATTCAGTTGTTTCAAAACTGAAATCAATTATTAAAGAATTAGATAAATATGGTAATACATCAAAAACTGAACATTCTGAAATAATAAATGCTTTTATTGGAGCTATCCAATATAATACCGAAGTTGAAGGTGTTAGTCCTGAAGCGTTTGATATTGAAGCTCTTGATTTAAATAAAGTTTATTATCTTATTAGTCCTATGTTCTATAACGTAAGACTTAAAAATCTTAATGATTATGTTCGTTATGGACTTAGAATCAAGAACGCTTATCAGAATCTAAATACTAAACTTGGAAATGACTTTATTCAAAGTCAAAAACTTATTACTGAAATTAAAGAAAAAGGTTCTGCAATTTTAGTATTAAAAGGTATTAATAAATCTCCTATTACATTTGCCGATTCAAGTGGTTATCGAGCTAATGTAAATGAAGAGATGCAACGTACTGTCATAGTTAATGGTAAACCTGCTGTTAATATTATTCAACGTCAGCCTGATGCTGATGGTTTAATGTTAGTTTCATCACTTACTACTGATACTGCATTTAATAATCCTATTGTTGAAGATAAAATTACTTCATCAGATAGGCATTTTCAAATGTATGCTGAAATTCAAGCTAATGCTGGTGAAAATGGAAAAAGTTATGTTCCATTACATCGTGGTAATTTAGCAAGTGATGTTGCAGATACACCGTTTAATATAGCTGCTATGGAATTTGTTACTCAAACTATGAGTGATATTATTTCAGATGCTACGTTTACATCTCTTCCAACTGATGCTAAATCTGGTCTGTATACTCTTGTAGATGATATTAATAAGACTCGAACTAAAGCTCATAATGCTAATATTCGTAGTCGATTAGCTCCTTTATCAGAAGCTATCATTACAAGTTACAATCGTGGAGTTCCGGGAGCTGAATGGTTTAATATTAGTTCTCTTTACGAAAATACAGACCCTGCTACTGGAAAAACTCGTTATATTAAACATTTAGATTTCCAAACAGTTGTTCGTAAAAAGAATATACTTGGAAATGGAATAAGTTATATCAATAGAATTAGTATTGAATATACTAAATCTGGTGATAAATTTACTCCTGTTAAACTTCGATTAAGTCGTAGAGTAATTCCAGTTAATAGAACTACTTCAAAAGTTCGTATTGCTAAGAGTCCTTTTACAGCACGAGAACTTGCTCAATTAAATGGTATTATTGAGAAAAGTAAATCTAATAAAGGAACTTACGCTATAATTGATTTGCAAGCAAGAGGTATTACTGGTAAAGATTTAACTGATTTACTTAATCATAATCTGTTCCGTAAACTGTATGGTAATATGCAACGTAGTGTTACTACTGCATTGCAAGGCGACCATTATACTTATGGTGTTAAAACAGATGATGGTTACGCAGCAGTTAAAGGTCAATATAAATCTAAAATACTTGATTGGGCTAAACAACAAGGTATCGTTGATAAATCTGTTTCTTCAACATTTGATTCGATGCAAGATTTTATTCTTGACACCGGCGCTTTAACAACAAGTGTTATTGGAATTAGAGATACCAATGGTAATGTTGTTACCAATTATACTATTGATTCTATTCAACCTGCAATGTTCTTTGAACTTAAATCTGAAAGTTCTGATAATCCTATTCGAGAATCAGAAGATATGACGAAAGAATTTGCTGTTAAAGCAATTACAACATTAAGTTCAATGACAAATGATACTGAAACAAACTGGTATCAGAAACTTGTTAATATTACAAATGATAAAGTAGCAGGTCTTAGGGTATTAGGTGTTATACCTGATTTTGTATCTGAAGATGTTGCTAACAGAATCGCTGAATTATATGATAGAATATATACTGATGGTAAAACTAATTTCAGTATTAAGAAATTATCGAGTAAACAAGATTTCATAATTGCTCAATATGATAAAAGTACTGAAACTATCGTTATCAATAGCAATAAACTTACTAAACGTGATTTTACTGCTACTGATTTAGGTGTTAATATTACTCATGAATCTCTTCATAAGTATTTTGAACAACAAGCTAATTCTAAAGAATTATACGATAAACTTGCTACCTTAATTAGTGATATTAATGACACTGCATTTAAAGTTGATTCTAAAGAATTTAATACTAAATATAAGAGCGATTTAACTGAACTTGAACTTGGTTATCTTCGTACATATCTTAAAATATTAAGTGAAACTCCTGCTGAAATAGTTACTTATGCTTTTACAAATAAACAGTTTGCTAATTTAGCAAATAGAATTATTGTAGAAGAAGCTCCGAAGATTAAGAAACGTAAAAGTCTTTGGGATAAAATTATTGATGCAATTCTTTCAGTTATTGGTATAGATACAATTACTGATAATAGTTTACTTAGTAATGTACGAAATATAGTAATTAATAGTTTGGATAGTGTGAATAGCCGACGCGCAAAAAGTCCGACCAGTGGGCGTGCAACCTCCTCTCCCACCGGGAAGCGGAGCGCTGGGCGAAGCCCAGCAGCGGAGCCAACCTCAGTTACAACTAATCAAACTAATGTTACAAACGATGCAACACATGATAATTTATCAGTTACAGAACCTATCAAAACGCCTGATGAAACTCTGACAGAAAACCAAAGAGTAGCTCAAGCTGAATTAGATTTTCTTGATGATGACAGTGAAATTACGTTTGATGACAATAATTCTGAAACACTTAATAGTCTTGATGTTTCTGATATTGGCCCGAACATAGTGATACCCGGTGGGGGAGTGGGTTTGACGCCCACTGGTCAGGTTTTTTCAAATAGTTCTGAAAATGTTTTGAATAATCAGAAAAATGTTGTATCTTCAAACGGTGAATATGTAATCGAATTTATTGATAAATATATTGATGACAATAATAACAAAATTTGTTAGTTTATGAATGCACAATGTAGTCCTGAACCTTATCGTTTAACTGTTGATGGAAGACTTGAGAAATCTGGTCTTTATCATCAAATGAAGTCTTTTAAGACTAAGCCTATCGAAGATATTATTACATCTTTAATGGAAAAAGGTGTTTTACCTACTATTAAAGATTATAATAATATTCGAGGTTATGCTGAAGATAATGCTGATGTATCATTAGAGAATGCTTTTAAGCGTCGTATTCTTACAGCGTTTTTATATGCAGAAGCGGATGCCCGTACTCCTTATGGAGCTACGGGTTATCCCGTTTATACAAGTGGAGAACTTAAGTTAGAATCTGTATTAGCTGCTCTTTCGACAGATGAAACTTATAGTGAAGACATTCGTAAAGATTTTGAATCTCTTGGTAACGCATTAGGTCTTGATATTAAACACGCTTTTAATCCGTCTATTGTAAATACTGCTACATTTGATGAGATGGATTATGCTTATATGGCTCGTGTTTTAACTGCTGCTTACTTTAAGTTAAAAGGTCTTACTGCGGAACAAAGACAAGCTCGTTTTGGAGCTAATTACCGAGATGTTTCTCGTAGTGGATTTAAAGCTTTAATTCTTGCTGAGTTTAATAAAGAACTTGAAGAGTATAAAGCTCGACCTAATTTTATTCCTACAAGATTCAACGATATTTTTGTAGCAAATGTACTTACTGATTTGAATAAAGGTAATAGTCAAATCTTTAATTATTTTCTTGATTATATTGATAAGAACTATGGTATTAATCGTAAGCGTGCTTATCAAAATAATCGGATTGTCGATGATGAAAGTACAGAAGAAGGACAACGTGATGCTATTGAAGATATTGAAGTAATGTGGGATGATTTGCAAAAAGAACGTATTGATAGAAAGAATACGTTAGCATCTCATGTTAAAGCTCAAATAGCTCTTCTTGTAGGTTCGAGTAATTTCAAAAATAGAACTGCTAACAAAGCATATATTCCTGCTCCTATTGATATTAATGTTTTATGGAATAAACTTATTGAGGCACATCTTTACGATATCCAACCTCAAGATGTATATAATAGATTGCAACAACTTGCTGCTATAAATGATGAATTTACTCCTATTCTTGAAATATTCCAACGAGTATTTGAAGATGATGGTTCTGCTGCTTCTGATTATGATAATTCTTTTGTAAATGCTTATATTTCTGGAATTAAACTTGCTGTTATTCCTGTAAATATTATGGCATTAGAAGGTGGTAATAATGCTACTATTTATCAGAATAATCGAGAATCATTTGGTGTTAAAACTTATATTGATAGATTTGAAAGTGTTTTAAGTACAAATATTGAATTTGGATTGTATAATAATCTGAATGATGTACTTTATACTAATCCTAAATCTAAACGTATTTTTGAACCTATTTCAAGACGTAGTAAGATTGATAAAGCAGCTCTATTAGATAAACAGATGTCTGTAATTAATTATTTAGGATTAGCAATTACTCGTGATGCTCTTACTCAATATTATAATGCAAACGATAATGCTAACGAAGTATATTCAAGAGTTAATTCTCTTCTTGAAAATGTAGTTAACGATACTAAACATCGTGTTAATACATATCGTGGCAAAGAAATTCCTGCACATAATATTAATGGATATTTATATTCATTAGCACAAATTGCTACTTATGATTTCAATAGTTTTACGAATATGAGTTATCTTGATGTTCAAGGTAAACTTAATTATTCACCTCAGTATGATAGTATGCTTACAAAATTCCTTCGTGGATTTGTTACTCGTACTGGTGTAAATACTGAATATATTAAACATATATTTAAGGATTATCTTAATGACCCGACTTTAACTGCTCCGGGTGCAGAAGATAATATTCTTATTTATGACGAAAAGACTGGTCTTGGAATATTTACTAAAAATAGTATTGGTGAATATGAAGTAAATCCTGCATTTATTTCTGATGTTGAACGTCGTTATCAGTTTGCATTATCTGCATTTAATGGTGTTAAGATTGGAAATAAAGGTTTGAAATATCGTGAAGTACAAGGTGCTCTTTATACATATACCGAAGTTATTCTTAATATGCTTGGTCAATATGTATTCTTAACATCTGATAGTCCTCGTAGTTATATGATGACTACTAAACGACTTGAGGTTGATGATTTATTTATTAAAGATTCTTCTAAACCTCGTACTTCAATTCATGTTAAGACTTTTGGTTCTAATTATACACCTGCGGCTGTTGCAGCACATCCTAAATCTATATTTATCTTCTCAGGTAATACTAAAAATCGTGCGATAGGTGCTCCTGCAACATCTGGACAAGAATCTATTCGAGGTCTTAAAAATACTATTGAAATTGATGGTTTTAAGGGTGAAAATATTACTCCGAATAAACCTACTACTACAGATTATTTTACTGATGAAGATTATGATGCTTATGTAAAAGATTTTGAAAGTCGAGTAGTTCCTTTTATTAATGATGCTATTTCTCGTGGATTAAATATTTATCTGCCGATGAATGGTATTAGTAATAGATTAGCTACTCATGCTCCTCGTATATATTCTTATGTAACTGAATATTTAGATAATCTTGTTGCACGAAATAAGTTTGTTCGTATAACAGATAATCCGATAAATGAAGAATCAAATGTTTTCCATTCTATTGAAAAGATTGTAAATAGTGATGTCTTTAAGTTTAATAGTTTTGGACAAATTATATTCCAATTAAGAGATAATAGTGACGAGAATATTGCTCAAATGAAAACTCGTCATAATCGAAAGTATTGGAATGGTAAAGCTATTTATGATGCAAAAGGTATTCCGACTGGTAAGGCATTCCAGTTCTTGAATATTACTTATATTGAGAACGGTAAGAATATCACATTACCTGCTCATATTGCAAAGATAAATAATGTAGATATTGCAGAAGTTTATCGTAATATGATTGCACAAGTTCGCAATGAACCTTACGATGAAAATCTCGTTGCTAATACTGGTAACATTCGTGATTTCGTAGCTGCTTATATTCGTTGGAATGCTACAACTGGTGTTGATAGTTTTGAAAATATTGCTAAAAGTATTTACGATACTAATATCAAAACTGATACAAGTGTCGTTACTACTTTCGATAGTTATTTAGCAGATTTAGTTCAAGAAGTATATAATCAGAAAGCTAATGACTGGATTAAACGTCGTAAAGCTGATGGTAAAGATTATACTCTTGATACTATTCCTACATTAAAGAAAGAAAGTCTGTTAAATAGCGCTCGTCAGCACGTTCTAGCTACTTATGATATTATGGATAATGATGGTGTTCGATTAAGTTTACTTAAAGTATTACTTAATCATACTATCTATAATCATAGTATGAACGCTATATTTAATGGTGATATTGAAGAATATAAAGATACAGTAGACCTCAATAAACGTGTAGCACAAGTTATTAAGAACGGTCTTAATTCTATTGATTCAATTCATAACGATACTCCTCGTAAAGTTGTTGTTATGGAAGATATGAATTTCAATAGTAATATTCTTGATAAAATGGGTATTCAAAACGAAGCTATTTTGGATGCTTATCGTGCTACTGCTACTATTAATGACTCTCAGTCTATTATGACTGATGTAGGTCTTATCAAACTTTTGAAAGCTACTGGTCGTTGGAATCCGAGCGAACCTTTGTATCAATATATTACTGATTTACAAGACCCAACTAAAACATTTAATCCTACATCTTATGCTAAGGTTGTAGAACAAGTTAAATTGTTTGGTACAACTCGTCGTCGCCGTGGTGATTTTTATCATGCTCCGGCTGTAACTGGTAATGAAGTTGATATATTTGCTGATGAAGTAGATAGTGTTCAAATAAAAGACTCAACTGTTGTTCTTTTTAAAAGTATGACACGAGGTAGTGCTATTGGTCAATTATATGATTGGATGATTCAAAATAATATTGACCAAGTTAGTCCTATTTCTGCTGTTAAAGTATCTGGTATTACACCAGTTAAAATTCATAATGACCAAGGTGGTCTTGATATTGAAGCACTAAATCGAGTAGATGATAGGTCTATTCTTTATATGCGAGATAGTGATTTTGTTATTCAACAAGATATTAAAGCTGATTTGCTTGATGAAACTACTATTTTAGGTGGTCAGTTAGTTAAGCAGATTATGGAAGGTCTTGATTGGAATAATGCTATTTATGAATTAGATGGCAAAAATGTTACTGGTAAAGAACTGTTTGATGAATTTCAAAAGACATTAGCTACTAATATTCGTGAAGATGCTATGCAATTACTTTACGATATTGGTGGTATCGATGAGAATGGTGAAATTCGAACTGATGCTCGCGGTGCTATTCAAATTGATATAAATAAACTTGTTAATCGTTTTCAAGAAATTATATCGGATGATGTTGATGCTATAACTATTCGAAAAGCTCTTGAAATTAAAGAAGATGGTCTTCCGACTATGCCTTTATCTTATCCTGTTATTAAAGGTAAGTTAGAGAAGATACTGGCTTCTATGTTAAGTAAACAAGTTATTAATAAATATCTTCCCGGATTTCATGCTCCTATTCGAGCTGATATATTTACTGCAAGTAATGAGTTAATCAAACATAATGAGTTCTATTCTGATAAAGAACTTTACAATAAAACTATTGATGAACTTGTTGCTAATGGTTCTATCACATATGCTTCAAGTTTTATTGAAGAATGTAAACGAACTGGTAGAAGTCTTGAATTACAAGCTGAATATCGTGAGGATGGAAATTACCATTATGCAGAAGTTATAGTTAATCCGTGGAAAATGGATTTCTATAAAAATATTGGTACTGTTAAAACTATTACTAATGAAGATGGTACAACTAAGGATATTATAACTGTTGATATTGACAAACTTGATGTTGAAGCTCGTCGGATGATAGGCATTCGTATTCCTACCGAGGGTAAACAATCAATGGTTGTATTTGAAGTTGTTGGTTTTCTTAATAATAATGCTACACAAGCTATATTTCCACAAAGTCTTATTACTCGTACTGGCTGGGACTTCGATATTGACTCGATTTATGCCTACTATCGCAATGTAATTTTTGAGCAAGACAAATATATACCTGTCGAATTTAAGTCGAAATTTGATGCCTCGCAGGCCCAAGTAGGGGGTAAATTTACACGGTCGGTATTTAAGCAAAAGTACATCGAATTAGCCACTACTCCGCAAGAGTTTACTAATTTAACAAGTCATAATTTCAATGCTATTGTTAAGTGGATTAGCCGGTATTATAATCCTAATTTAGTACCTACTAATACAAATCAATCTCCTCTTAATAATATAATTGAATTAATTAAAGAGGATTTACAAGATGTTAAAAGTAATCCAGAATATACCAAGATTCTTAAATCTATTTTGCATAATTTACAGTATGGATTTGCAAAGAATTACGGTGATGTAAATAGTTTGGTTCGAGAATATCTTGCTAATAAGCGAGATGGTGTTACTGAAGATTTTGGTAATTATACTCAAACTCAACGTGCTTATATTTCGGATTTATTAATTCGTGCTCATAAAGCAATCGATGATTTAATTAAGTTTGTTAAGAATGTTAATAGTCAATTAGCTACTATTGATATTTCTCCTGATACAATTAGTAATTTTGATACTATCAAATCAAAATTCCAATATCTTGTTGAGGATACTGATAAAACTATTGTTCCTCATTTAAGTGCTATTCAAAGTAATATTGATAAGGCATTTAATGCTTTTACAAAAGACTTTGTTCAAAACGAGAGTATTTATGAATTGAATAGTAGAGAAGCTCGTGATAATCATTTGATTGATATTATTACAGCTGTTCTTTCTAATCCAAATCATGCTGAAGAAATAAATAAACCTAATGGTATGGCTGAAATTCAAGCTGTATCTGACCGTGATAATGCTCTTTGGAATTATACTCTTAAAACTTTGAATCCTAATAATCTTATGGATAAGATTACTCTTAATAACATGAGTATGGGTTCAACAGTTCTTAAAGGTCATTCTGTTAATTTCGATACTTTAATTGCAACAATTTCTACTTTACATGGTAGATTACTTAAAGGTATTCGTCGTAAGATTAGTCTTAATTCTTTACCGATACCTAAGGGTTTTGCTGATAGAAGTGAAATGTACACTATAAGTGATAAAGGTGTACCTCGATTAACAAGTAAATATAAAGAATTTTTAGCTAAACGATATGGTGCTGAAAATATCCAATTATTACCGAAAGAAAATGCTCTTTGGGTTAATGATGTTTGGATTAATAATGATGCACTTAATGAACATTTGGATATTAGTGGTGAACGAGTTGAACTTCAAATGAATCAGTTTACTTCTGGTATTCTTGATGTTCTTAAAGCTGGACTTGGATTTAATCTTAATATTCATACTTTAAGTGTAGCTCGTGCTATATCATCTGGTGTTACTATTGAACTTTACAATGATAAACCTAATAGATTCACTAATGAAGATGCTTTTATTCATCAACCTGCTATTGTTGAAGCAGTTAATCGAATGGAAGTTCAATCATTAAATCGTGGTAATTTTACAATTCTTGATGCTGTCGAAGCAATTCGTTCTGATTATAGTGTAGAACTTGCTAAGATTTATGCTGATTTAATTGTTAATAAAGAAATTACTCCTGTTGAATCTCATGATGCCATAATGACTGTCGCAAGTGGTAAAAGTAAAACTAAAACTCTTACTGTTGGACAGCTTAACGAACTGAAAGATAAATTACCGAATATAACTATTAATGAAATCAGTGGTAAATATGGTTATCAAACTACTGAAGAGTTATTAGATAATATTAAAAATCGTGATAATCGTACAGCAGATTGGTTATTACGTCAGATTAGCGTTCTTGGTAATTTTGTTGAATACAATGAAATTGCTACTAATTTGATTGACCTTAACTTTATGCTTAAAAGTGAAAGTAGGGTTGATAGTTTCTTTAAGGCTGACCAAAAAGAACGTAAACTTGCTGAATATTATTATCCAGTAAAAGCTTTAAAAGAACTTGTAAATGATAAGTATAATCAAACACTTCGATTTATTGATGAATATGTCGAAGAAAATGCTGGTAATCCTAAAGCAATAGATGCGATTAAAGCTGCTTTTACTCGTGAAAGTTCTGATGCTTTTAGACGGCATTATAAACCAAAAGATGTTAAAGGTAATCCTCTTGCTGCGATTACTTATTTGGATATGAAAAGATTTCGTGCGGAACTTCCGAAACGAAATGATATTATGACACGTCGTGAACTTATTGAGGATTTAGCTGTTGGATATGAAACTCCTAATAAGGTAATTCTTGATAATGGTAAAGACATTATTGAAAGTATATTTGTTGGCTCATTTGAAGGTTATCTTGATGGCAACAAATTTAATGATACTGAAAATCAAAGTGCTTACGGAGTAATTCAAGCTCGTTATCAGTATGCACATTGGTTAATGGCTAATGGTTTCGGTGATGTTTTCATTACTCGAAATCATCACATTGCTAATACGATTTTAGGTCAAATACTTCAACGTAAAAATTCGATTGATGAATCTACTTATAAGTATGTTACTGATAGTATTATGAACTATCTCGTAAGTATTAACGGTGGATTAGATAATGGACTTGTTAAAGTTCTTCCTATTTTAACACCTGATAATACTCTGGAAGTTCTTACTACATTAGGTATTCATACAGAGGAACAACTTAAAGAACAAAAACTTATCTTTAAGACTCTTTTGAATACTGTTAAAGATGGTTATACACCTGAAAGTTTTACTCAATACACTAAACTTTCACTTGCTCAACAAATTCAATTTATTCAAAAAGATAGTACATTAAGAGATTATATTGAGAAATCACCTGAGTTCAGAGGCGATAACATATTTAAGTATTTAACAGTTCGTAAGAATAATCGTTCTGTACCTTATGATGTTATTAGAATCCAACGTGATGATAATGATATCAATTCTTGGTCTAATATGACTGATAGTATTCTTCGTATGTGGGATAGTAAGATTCCTTATATTGCTCATACAATACGTCAGTTATTAGTTTATACTTATGTTACAGAAGGTTTTAATTATGCTTATAATGTTTCAAAATATATTCCGATTGAACTTATAAGTACTAATCGATCTAATGCAGAATATGATGCTTTATGTCGTGAAGTTCATTATCCTGACCCTTCTGTTAATCTTGGTAATTATGCAGAAAACTTAAGAAATGCTGAAAAAGCTGTATTTGATGGAAACGTAGATATTACACCTGTTATGAGTTTAATATCTCGTATGAAATCAGATATGAATCCAGTATTATTAAGTGATATACAAAAACGTTATCGTTGGGAAGCAAATAAGAATAAAGCTACTATTGGTTATGTTCAAAATGCTAACGGCGAAAATGTTGGTACTGGTTCTTATATTGATGAGAATGGTAATACTCAGAATTTCTATATTGAAACTGAAGCTCGATTAATTAATTCTGAATATGCTAATGCAGAATATGTAACTGAAAGGATTACTCGTAGTAAGAATCGTGTATACAAACGATATGCAATTCCTACAAATACAAATAGTCCGTTGAAACAGATTTATGTATTCTTACCTGTTAATCCTTTACTTCGTAATGAAGCATCTTTAATGACTGGTGATATTAGTATTATACCTACTTATCAAGAAGGTATGATGGCACAAGTTCAAAAAGATGGTGAAACTATTATAACTGATAGGTTATCGGTTATTATAGATTCTGATGCTATTCATAAATTCATGTTAGCTATTGATGATAATGAATCAGTCCAAATGGATGAAAATTCAGATTTCAATGATGCTAATATGATTGAAACAGAAGATGCTGTTGATAGCACTATTGATGTTGAAACTGAAGATGTAATTGATACTGATGTTGCTTCTGTATCTGATACAGATTTTGAAGTATTAAATTCAATTGAAGTTACTACTCCTACATTCATCAATGTTGAACATACACATTCTTCTGCAAGTGATGTTATTTATAATGAATTAGAATCTTCTGCTTCATCTATTTTTATTACTACACAAGCAACTCATTCTTTTTATAAGGGTTATCATAAATCTGCAATTCAAGTAGATTATAACAAGTCTGCTTATGAAGAAGCTCTTCGTGTAGCTCCTATGTTAAAGAATGGTAATCTTTATATTAACGGTGACGTTCTGATTGATGCTAATAGAGATTTCAATTATTTGGATGATTGGACAAAAACTTTTATTAGTAATCTTTACAGAATTAATCCTATTATGACTTCGGTTAGTACTGTCTTAAATGATGGTGTTGGTCGAATAGTTGCAGAAACATATATTGATGTTCCTCGTAGGAATATTAATATTTATGGTGATAATGAAAAATTATATTCTCGTGTTATTCATGCTGATGTTCCTACAAGAGATGGTTTACGAAATTCTCTTGTTGTCGATTCTAATATTGCTATTGAAACTTTGAAAATTATGGATAGAATTCAGAAGTTTTTGAATAATAACAATGTTGGAAATCGTGAGGAATTTATGAATATCTTAAAATCCTTCGATGATGAAAGTTTTGAAGGTGGTATTCAAAGTGCTCTTGAAGAACGAGATATTGCTGCAATGAAAGCTACTTATAGTCGTTTGGCTAATTTAAGTAGTTCTGTTTATGATGCTATCAAGCAATTATGGGCTATTACTAAGGATTTGAATTACGAAGAAATTCGTTCAAATTATGGTGCGGCTCTTGATTACAAAGATAGACTTGTAATGATGTTAAAACTTGCTTCTCATTTTAGTCCATATCTTACACTTGAAGAAATTAAAATTCAAGATACAGTTTATGATGCTGAAAGTGAAGAAGGTAAAGAATTATTTACTAAGGAATTTGGTGAATTAAATAATAATATCGCTCGACTTAAATCTCTTGCAACAAAAGTTGCTGGAATACGGTCTAATGTTATTCAATCTGTTAAAGATGTGGTAACTTGGGCTGTAATTGATAAGAGTCGTAATCCTAAATATACTACTGCGTTTAGTAAGATTAAAGAATATCTTGCTTCACATAATGGTAGTCTTGAAGGATTTAATGCTAATAGTGTTGAAATAACAGAAGATGAGTGGTTAGAAATTCAGCATTTGTTATTTGAACTTGATAAAGATATTAATAAGACACAACTTTGGCTTGATTCTGCTTTTACAACTGGTATTACTCTAATTGATATTACTGGTAAAGCATGGGATGAAGCTAATTATAAAGCTAAGAAAGCAGCTCAACGCATTAATGATGAACTTGAAAGTGCACTTGAAGAGTTCCAACCGGGACTTTCTAAAAATGCTCGTGCTCGTGAAAAGTTAATGCATAAATTCATTAATGAATATGGAGATTTAATCGGTAGTTATAAAACAGAAGGTCTTGGAGATTCGACTGGTACTTTACGAAAAGATATTCGTGATGCTATTTATCAGAATCTCTATACTGACAGTGGATTTGTTACAAGAGCTACTGCTGAAAAAACTCTTGAAATCATTGATGATATTATAAAGAAATATAATGAAAATCATACTTGGAATATTGTTCCATTGAGTGATTCTGAAGCAGCTAAACATCTTGCTGAACTTACTGAATTAAGTAATCGTGAGAAACTTGTTTATTTACAAACTCACGACCTTATTGAACTTAATCTTATCACTGATATTAGTGGTAAACGTGAAAACGTTCTTTATAAACTTGATTTTGGTAATACTCCAGTATCAGATGAATATGCAGCTTTAAGTGATAAAGAACAAAAGTTACTCAATACTATTCGTAATCTTATTCAACGAACTATTCGTGAATATGACGGTAATTGGATTAACTATTATGGTAGATGGGATGAGGTAATGCCTTTTATTCCTCAAGCCACATTAGGTCAATCTGCTAAACAATTTGTTAGTATTCCTATGATTCATAAAGATAGGTATTATACTGACATTGATGGTACTAAACGATTTGTTACAAAAGCTCAAACTTTACAAGTTCCTAAACATATTCCTGTATTTAATATTCGTAAAAAGTACAAATCTGAAAGTTATACTGAATACGAAGCTCGAATTGTAGAATTGTTTAGTGAATGGTTTGATAAAAATAACAAACTTCCTGTTACAGTTAAACCTTCAACTCTTCGTGAAATTAGACATTATAACGATGCTGTAATGCTTGAAAATAAAAAGTATAAAGCAAAGGTGATGTCTTATGATATTGTTGATGTAATGAAAGGTTTTACACAAGAACTTTATAATCTTCGTGCAATTAATAATTTTGAAACTGATTATCAGCTTACAAAATATTTAATGAACGAACGTGGAGTTTCTGGTGTAGCACCTCGTGATGTTATTAAAAATGCGAATGAACAGTTAAATAACATGGAACGTCGTATTTTTAATTTTAGTAAATATAATAGTGCTCTCGATGTTTCTGCTGGTGCATTATTACGTTATACTTCTATGACTTTTATGTATCTCAACTATACTGCTGGTATCACTAATATTCTCAAAGGTGTTACTGATATGATAGTTGAATCTACTGCTAATAACTTTGTTGAAAGCAAAGATATTATGAAATCAGGTCTGCGTGATGTTATTAAGACTATTCCTCATTTCTTACGCGATATTAATTCGACAAGAACTGATGATGTACTTGTAGCAATCATTAAAGACTTTGATGATATTTATCAAGATACTCGTGATGTAACATCTTCTGATACTGGAACTTCCTATTGGATTAAAGCTATGCGAATGGTTGATACTGTTGGTTATGCTCCTAATAACATGGGTGAGTTCATTATGCAGTTTGGTATGTTACTTGCTGCTACACAATCTCATCGAGTAGTTGGTGGTAAGATTATGGCTTTCAATGATTTTTATAATGACAATCTTGAAAAGTTATTACAAGATGTTCTTACTAATGAACAATATGATAAATATCTTATTTTCAAAGAAGATTTAGATGCTGAAATAGCTCGTGAAGAAAAACGTACTTCAAAAGAGTATTTATGGAATCACGATTATGCTTCTCAATATCTTAAATCACATTATAATTTACTTTCTGATGAACAACGTAAGAAAATTGTTGATTCTCGAAAGACTGATAAAAAAGCTCAACGTGAAGCTTTTGATAAATACAATACTCTTCGTTCGGAACTTAAACTTGAAGATGGTCGTTTGAGTTTTAATCCTGAAAGTGGTCTTACAGAAGAAACTCTTTCGGAGTTCCGTGGTCGAGTTAAAGCTATTAACCAATCATTACATGGTATTTACAATCGTGTAGACAGAAATAGTTTACAAGATGCTGCTTTTGGTGATTTGTTAATGCAATTTAAGAAATGGGTTCGTCCTAACTTTGTTCGTTATTTCGGTCGTCGTTTCGGTCGTATATTTTATAATGAACAATTAGGTTCTTATGAAGTTCCTGTATTTAATCCTATGTTTGATATGTTTAGAAGTGGTAGTCAAGCCTTCAAAGATAGTCTTAATGATAACAATACTGTTATCGACTATATGAAAGGTATTGGTAACTTCTTCAAAGGTGTATCAAGTTGGTTACTTAATGTAGGATTCTATTATAATACTCTTCCTTTGAATGAACAGATAGCAACTATGAAATTTGCTCGTTTAATAGGTGCTTTAGCTTTCAGTGCTCTTGCTGCTATGACACTTGGTGCATTTAAGAAAGATGATGATGACGAAGATGATATTTTGTATCAGCACGCTATGTATGCTGCAACAACTTATTATCAACAAATGATTGAACCTATGCCAGTATTTGGTTGGATGGCTACAATAGAACAAACTGCAAATAGTTTGTTTGCTGGTCAGAAAACTTTACAATCTGCATATAAACTTGTTAATCTTACTATTCAAGGTCTTTGGGTTGATGATGATGAACTTATTTATGACAGAGGTATTTATAAGGGACAAGATAAACGTGCAGTTGCATTACGTCAAGCTGTTCCTGTTCTTCGTCAAATTAATAAGTTTAATAATCTCGGTGCTACTATGTCTTATTACAATATGTATAATCCTTTTGGTATTACATTTAGTGGTGTTAGAGAAATGATTAGTTCGAAAGATAGTGATAACTACGAGGACGAATAGTTCAATAGAGTAAACACCGGATATTTGCCCGTGGTGGTGCTTTCCAGCCTGCTACGGGCATTATCTTTTGTCGATGATACATTTGTCTAACTGACAAAAAAAAGACCGTCAGAACGCCTGAAAATAGGCACTCTGACGGTCTGTCTGTATCACTTATTATGTTAGTAATATCGTTATTAATAATAACAACAATTATAGTAGCAATTAAAGTTGTAACATTGATAGCTCAGCCCTTCGGGCTTCGCTGACCCGGTGGGGCAGGAGGTTGCACGCCCACTTGTCACGTTTATTCGCCACCGTTTTCAACATCTTTCGGTTTATCAAAAAGATATTGATATGTTTCATTATTAATAACAGTAAATTCTTTATCAGTTAAAGCAATAATCCAATCTCCTTTATTAAGTCGAATTATATTCTCTCTAAACATAATAAACATCCAACCATCGGAAAAATGACAATATCTACAAAAACTAACACATTCTGAGATATTAGCACCATTCCATTGGACACCTAATAATCTAACATTTTTCTTTACATTTAGTCGCTTAATCATAAATTACCTTTTAAGACCATTAATAGCCCATTGAAGAACAAAACCCAGATGTCCCCAGATTTTCTCTTTAATATCACGACGAGCTACACCACATCCCATATCATGGTCGTAGGTTTGAGGGTCTACACAAGCAGCTATACCGACAGTATCAAATCCAGTTAGAGTAGTATCACAAACAACTGTTGTCTTTTCACCAAGACGCAAAGAATAACCTTCTTTTATGAAATTAAGTACATCACCTTCTTGAATTTTGTTAGGACTTAAAATCATATAATAAGCCTTTTCAAAAACATCTTTTGGTGAGAAAGATTTATAGTTATCAGGATAAATAACTTCGTAACCTTCTTCAATAACATCGTTAGGATTACGAGCACGATTTAAGTCATAAACTATCTCATTACCATTAATCCTATAAGCTGGACGAGCTTTAATCAGTTTAACACCGATATAATAACGCTCATCTTGTAAAATATCTGATTCATTAAACATCTTATTTTGATTTATTACATTAGACCACTTTTACCAAAACCATTTTCACCACGTTCAGTTTTGCTTAATTCATCTTTAGAAGATTTAATATCAAATACTGCACGTTTCTTTTCAACAATTACACCTTGTGCAAGTCTACTATTAGGAATAATAATATAACTAAAAGGTGTAGGATTTTGTACTATAATTCCAATATTACCTCTGTAATCGGTATCAATCGTACCTAATTTAACAGACATAAGTGTTGAACTTGAGATACCACTACGAGGACGAATTTGCATTTCATCTTCTTCAGGAATTTCAACATAAATACCAGTTTCAAACTTATTAACTGTATAAGGTAATATGATATTAACTTTATCAATACGGTTTTGTTCTAAATGATTCAAAAAGTCATCAATACCAGCTCCACCACCAATAGCGATTTTTATAGCATACAGAACTGAATTTTTGAATCTATCATAATCTATAACAAAATATTTACCTTCATAAGTATTATGATATAAATATTTAAGTACTTCTTGACCAAAACCATTGATTAAATCATGGAGTTCAGCAATACTTAATCTTGCTACTTTATTACTAAACTTAACTCGTAAATCGAAACCGGAAGCTCCAGCACTTTTATACTCTGGAACTTCCGCGTTATCGACATACAATCCTATAAGACTTTCTTTCATGCTATCTTATTCTTCAGATTGTGGGATTTCACTTACATCTGCGGTACGAATATTATACCCTTCTTCTCCAATATATTTTGCCATTTTAAGGAGATGACGTATAGGAATTGGCATCCTATCGTCACCTCCTTTCTTTCTAACACCAATAAAACATTTAGCATTAGTCATTCTACATTCCTCAGGTAATTGACTTGGATATTGAGCTAAAGCCCAACTTGCAAGCAAAGGAATAATTTCCCAACTACCAGAAGCACTTGGAATTTGACAATTATCAGAATCGAAGCTATTTACAGTACCATCAGAATATATAACTACTTCTGTAATCATTTAGGCACTTAAACGTTGAACTAATTTATTAAAGGCTGTCTGACCGAGTTTGAAAGAATTACCCTGCGTAATAGAATCGAATTTATTGAGATTATCTTTATATTCAATTCCATTATTAATATATGAAGTAACACCGTTATAAAGCCAAAGCATTGTACCACGATGACTATCTTGTCCGGGACCACGTTCAATATAATTAACCATAGCATGTAACTGATTCTTCTTACGAGTAGAAATAACATCATTCTCATAAGGAATCTTACCAATACCACCGCATTTAGCAATAAATTCTTTCTGATTAGCATCACAAATTAAATCCGTGATATAATCAATCATCACATCATCATTAATCTTAATATTCTCAGCAGCTTCAAGAATCAGCTTAGCTTGTTCAGAATATTTAAGAGTGTCACGCATCATTTGAGCACCTATTGCCAAATTAGCTTTAACATTTTTAGTATGTTTGAATCGAACCATATTCTTACAATGATTCAAAGCAGCATTTAATGTATTGTTACATACAACACGAATATCAGTGAAACAAGCCTGAATACTACCACTTCCATCATGACTTGTAGTGAAAAGAATATATTTCTCCATTTCATCTTTTGCAATTTCATAAGTAGGAAGTTTAGCAGTAACAAAGATTCGTTCACCAATACCTAAAACGCCAGCAGTCTGAATGATAACATCTTTTGGATTAATTACCATCTGACTTTTACAAACTTGATATATAAAATCCATAGCTTCTGTATTCTGAACAGGTTCATACCTACTACCAACAGTACCAAGAATTTTATAATTATCTTTACGATATGTAGCATATACATCATTTACGCGAGCACCCTTTTCCGGAATAATGATAACATCACCATTGGACATATGACAAGCATAATGATTATCTTCTTTTACTATATGTTTAGCTTCAGGAGGAATAAAACTTGCAAACATCGGAGCTAAAGCTACTTCATAATCCATATTAGCAATACGGATGATTTCGTCAGGAGTTTTAGCTTCTTCAACGATAGTTCCAAGACCATGCCAAGGAACATCTTTCAACGAATAGAATGAATAAGTATTTCTATTAGAATTAAATTCAATATTCGCAGCCATAATTAAATTAGTTAATTTATATTACAATTCAATAATACGAATATGAGCAATGTCCTTATGTTCAGCACCAAGTTTGCTAAACAGAAGTTCTTTCTCATTTTCAGCATCTTTAAGATTCAAAAATGTAAGAGCTTCATTATGGTCATTAATCCACTCTCCACCATCTTCGGTTACACTTTTAAGAAAACCTTGTTTCTCATCAGCGATTACTTTTGTAATCAAATACTTTTTACTCATAGTTTAATTAATTTTAACTTGTTTAATGATAGACTACTTATATATAGCAGTTTCAGATGTAACAATTTCCATATCAATTTTATCCATAACATGAGCTATTCGTTCAGCACGAGTAATATCTTCGTCAGATTCATTGGATGCCTTAGCCCAATTATCAAGCTCCTTAATAGCTTTCTTATCAAATTTAACAGTATAAATATAATCATCACCTAATTTGTTATGAATATATTTACCTATCTCTTTTGCTAAACTAATAGGAACATCAACGGTAATACTAATAGAAGCAATCTTATCTAATTCTTCTTTATGTTTCTCAACGAAAATATTATCTTCCGGCAGAAGAGGTGCTTCTGTTATATGAAGCAATGAAGTAATAATAGGGTCTAAGGCATTTTCATTAATTGAAACACTTTCCGACTCTTTTGTATAAACAGTAAAATCAGGAAATTTAAGACTATAATTACCAGATTTACCAACTTGACCAAATATATGTAAAGCATCAACAACTGAAGATTTAAGTCTACCAGCTATTTTATCAAAACTTGTATTCCTATCACGAAGTCTTTTAATTTCATCTTTATTATAAGCAATATTAGCTTTTTGAGCATCAATTATTTGTCGATAAGCACGAAGTTTATCTTCAAGTTCACTTTCAGCAATAGCTAATTCTTCTGCAATTTCTTCCGTTATCTCGCCGTCATTCTCTTCTATTTGCGAAACAAGATAATCATATTTTTGCGCAATACCAAATAAATTACTCATAAATTGTCAAAATAATTTTTGTTCAACATAACCTTTTTTAACATTATAACCTTTCTCTTTACAGATATAAGTTAATTGTTTATGAATACTATCATATCCATCAGCAGTATTATCAAGATGAAAATCCCAACCAGTATAATTCTCTAAATCACACTCAGTTTTATCACCAGATGTATCATCCATTTTAGTATTACGGAGAACACGAATTGTAATTAATTCAATTTCATTCTGACGAGCAAAATCTTTAATACAATTCAATTCAAATTGTTCTCGAATATCAGGAATAATAAAATAATCACAAGGAGTAGTTCTGATTCTATTTATAACATCATCAATAAACACTCTGTCATTATCAAATCTTAATAGTTTACCAAAATGAAGTAAACACTTACGATATGTCAGTTGTTCATCAATACCGTAACGATTAATAATATACGGAGATTTAGATAACTTAAAATAATGAGAATCTAATTGAGATACACTACAATTTGTAACAGCAGCTACAATACGTTTAAGCATTGTAGCCATAGGATATATCTCAACTTTACCAGCGAGCATACCTTCAAGGTATTCAGTAACATAAGTTTTACCTGTACCTTTTCTACCACTGATTAAAATTAATTTACCAGTCATATAATCTTAATTAATTATTTCTTCAGGAAAGTTAGCAAATACATTTTGTCTACCTTCTTGACCATGTAACACTCTTAAAGCAGCTTCTTTCTTAACTGCTAAAATAATACTACGTTTGAATAACTTATTATAAATTCTAACCATTTCACGAGCAACATATGAATTACCATCTGTCATACCGTGACGATTATTAATTTCAATAAGAAGTTCTTTAAGCGTTTTCTTCTCGCTTTCGCTCCTGCTCTCGTTCATACATATACTTTTTGTTATACTCATAAATAGTATTAAATGTTTCACCAGAAACACAACCATCATAATCAGGAAGTTCCTCTTTTATAATATTATCTATAATATTTGTAATAGCAATACAAATACCAAGATTTCTTAACTGAAGAGTACTACCTTCTTTAAAAAACTTGTCTTGTTCATCTTGTGGAATATTACATTTACTAAGAGCTTTAGCAAATATTTCTTGAAATTTCGAACGAGATATATAATTATTATTAGCCATAGTAGTTTATTCAAAATAATTAATAATACGACCTGTTTCATTAGGGAATCTAACAGCAATATCTTCTGCAATCATTTTAGCAATTTCAATCATTTGAGGATGTGCAGCTTTATGATTACGAAGAGGAAGGAAACCTTTATTCTCAACAATAGTGAGTTTGGGATAAACAGTTTCAAGATGTTCACCAATCCACATATCGAGAGTACCAGATATATAAATATCTGATTTAGTAGCAGTAGGAAGAACCGAACGAGCTAATTGAGCAGGTTCACCATCATTAGTTAATTCTTGATATACAGCTTCATTACCAGCAACAGCATCATAAAATTTCTCTAATGAATCTTCATTCTTAAACGGCGGCTCAATTACATTAATATTCTTACCATATTTATAACCAAGTCTACCTTTAGCATAGTTGCACCAACGAGTACTTTCTTGCATAAAACTCATTTCACGATGACGAACTGCTTCATGAGTAACACCTCTGTCGGTTGTAATTTTATAAGTAACATTATAAATCTCCGGCGCACGTTCACGTATTTCAGCATCAGAAGCAATTCGAAGACTTGCATCAATACCATATTCAAGTTTAGCAGTAATATCTTCATCATCAAACAGTAAATGAGAAAACTCTTTACTTAAAAGAAGCATATTATAAAACAAATCATTAACTTCGCTTGGATAATAAATATCATTATAAATGGCTTTCATTTTACGACTATTACTCATAATGTCAAGAAATACTCGATATGAAAAACCAATATAATTACCAAGATAAGACCAACGAATATAAGGACTTAATTTAACAAATTCTCGAACAATACGATTCGGAATTGAAGTAACATTAAAATAAACATATTCATGTTCAAATATAGCAGTATGACCATCAATAAGTCTATTTCTACAAAAAGTTTCAGCTGAATCAGGTTTGATACCATCCTCTTGTTTAGTACAAACTTTACCGATTAATTCAATCTTTCTAAGACCTCGGTAATCACAAAATTCGATTGTAGGTTCTACAACATTCATAGCTTTAATTGTATTAGTTTAGACGCGACCAGTGGGCGTGCAACCTCCTCTCCCACCGGGGAGCGGAGCCGCTGGGCGAAGCCCAGCAGGCGGAGCCACACAAGTTACACCTCCTGTCGCTTCTCGAATTGCGACAATAATTGTTTACGAGTTACTTTATATTCTTCAAGACTAATTCCTATTCTATTACAGATAGTTATAACATCCATAATAGTAATACACTGACCACCCCACATAACATTCCACAAATCATTAGCTTGAACTTCCCAAATATAATACCCACCAAATTGAATTTTATAATTGTAACAAGTTTTACGATTTAATTGAATATTATTTTGTACACAAGTAGCAAAGAAATGAGCAAAACCAGTAAAATCTTTTAATTTAATAACTGCATCATTCCATAGTCTAACAACTCCATTAGTTGATTCATAACGCATTACAGCATAAGTACCATACTGTCGCCATTGATAAGGAATATTACTAATTTTATAATCTCTAAATTCTTGAATTAGAACTTCAAGTTCTTCTCGATATTTCTTAGCTTTTGCTTCTTTAATAGCTTTCTGATTATCGAGATATTCATTGAATTTAATTCTAATAATAGATTTAAGTTCTTTGCGAGTAGTTCTATTACTCCAAAGTTTCTTAAATTCAGTATAATTTCTACAATAAGGTAATATAACTTTTTTAGCACGAATAGTTTGCCAATAAAGAATTTTACCACTAATAATAAGATTTTCTTTAGGACTTAAAGTAATACGAATATTATCTTTAAAATTGAATGTAGTAGATAGTCTTGTATAATTTTTTACAAGACCTTTATATTCAACATAAGTAGAATCAAAAGATTGTGTTCGATTAATGATTGTATCTGCATCAAGACCATATTCTTTACAAATACTTAAAATATCTTTTAATGCAGAACGCCAACCTTTACGAGCATTATTATATTTTATCTGATGAGTTCGAACATCAGCAAATCTTTGATTAGTAACATCTTTTTCAAGAATATGTCTTGTAACGGTAAGATTTTGATTTACACCATTCCAAAGACTTGTAAGCATACCATAAGTATTAGCAATCAATACTTCTGAATTTTGCCTACAAATATTATAAATATCTACATTAATTTTACCTCGAATCTTTTGATTTTTAAGTTTAACAAGTGGCCTATAAAGATAATCTTCAATATCATGTAGTCTTATAACAAATGGTACAAATTTATTACAAACACCAATTTGTTTACCTCTACAATAAAGAATACCATCTTTTAATTCATAACCATATTTACCATTTGCAACGGTATGTTTTGTATGAATACTTATATCATCTATTCTTTTATAGAATAAATCAAGTATTTCAGTAATAGTTCCAACAGTTTTCATCACTTTTCATAATCTCTAATTCCAACAACGTTTGCATGGAAAGGTAAACCATTTTTAGTTCTTTCATAGAACTTAACAGTTACAGACTTTCCGATAGGTGGATTATTAAGAATATTTAATCGTTCATTGACAGTACCAGTTAAAGTACAATTAAATACTAAATCATTAATATCGTTCTTGAGAACTAATCTAACATTAAATCCTATTTTATCATCAGGATTTCCAGTGTGTTCAACATCAATACATTCAAATTCAGCATCGTCGAACTTTTTAAGTTTCATCATTGTAGCAGGACGAGAACCAAATTTATATTCAGTATGCAAATCTCTAATTATAGCTCCTTCAAAGCCACAATCAATACATTTTTGCATATAAGCTAATGCTTGATTATCATCATAAATAGTATCACTATTAAGAATAATAAGATTAAATTTATCCCACATTCCATGACCTTCGGGAGTTAAATTTTCCCAAATTCTACCAGCCATTACATTATGAGATACACTACTTTTCTTACTACGATATTCTTCCCAAACACTAAACCTTAGTTTATCACGTTCTCTATTAGTTAAATCGGGAATACTTAAATCAAAATTAACAAACTGAAGTTTCTCATGATATATATTCTTAGGATTACGAGCAGCTCCACCAATAGTTGTCACTTTCTCACCACGAATATAAATCTCACCATCAAATACCATATTAGCATATTCAGGGAAACTATCATAAAAATCATTAAATAGTTGCTCAATATGCCAAATACGATAAGTAAGACCTTCTTTAGTTTTAATTACAGTATGATAATGTTTATCATCACGAACAAAACCTTCAAGACTGAATAAATCAGTAGGTGTAAATTCTTCAAGCATAACAACTGCTCGAACACCATTGATTTTAGGTTGAGCAATACAAGGATATTCAAACTTACCAATAGCAAACTTTTGTGCTTTCATAGGTTTGACACAATTATTTGCATCAGTGTTATATTTAGGTAATCTCTTATTTATTTCTGCAAATAAATCATCTGCATTAGTAAGATAATCCAAAGGACTAATACCTAAATCAGAAAGACTTTTATAACCTTGTTTCTTATGTCTTTCGTAAACACTTTTAAGCTCAAATTCAGCTTGTTCTCTATCAGTTTTCTTACTCTTAGCTTTAATTACAGGAGAATAAGATGATGTTTCAGCACCATTTACTTTACCATAATAATAAGCTAATCGTAGAGATACTGTACCATCAGAATTAGTAACTTTTTCAACTCGACCCCACCAACGAACTAAACCGCCAGTTAAATCTCGTTTATATAAAACTTCATTAGGAATCATATCTTATTTTTTAACTTTTTCTTCAATAACAATAGCATATTGCGGTTCTCCAATACGAATCATAAGACAATTCCAACTTTCAAGAGGAGTCTTATGTTCAGTCATATCTGTAAGATTAAGTGGTTTAGCACAAAAACATTTATATGACCTTTCAATTTTATTATTAAGAGGATTTTTAATAGTTTTAGGATGTGGGAGAATACGCGAAAGAATAGGATTGATAGCTTCTAATGTTTCTTTATCATTAGCGCTAATATAAGTATCACCATCAAGAATAATTTGTGTATGTTTGAAACCATATTTATCCACAAATCGGTTAATACTTGATTGGTCAGATAAACGAGAAAAATCATTCATTAATCTCGTATAACTTTCTTCATCCATAGGACAAAGATAAATCTTATTACCATTATCAAGAGTATTAATAAGATAGTTTTTGATTTTAATCTCCATAATAAATCTTTTTTAGAACATTATCAAAATGTTGGAATACTTTACGATAACCATAGTCTTTAACCATATCAGATGGGTCTTTAGATTTATAATTATTCGTAAAATAAATTGGAATAGTATTATATCTACCTTGTAGTAGATGAGCTGCATTAATTCCAGCAGCATCAGTATCGAAAATAGTAAATAACTTTCCGCTTAAAGAGTACGACACCAATAACTTGTAGATGTCAGTAGGTAATACAATAGTTTCAGAAGCAACAGGTATGAATAAAATATCATTAATACCTTTCTCATCACAAATCTGTTCAAAAAGTATTTTATCTTTGTAACCTTTTATAAGAGCAATATAATTCGTTGGTTTAAGTTGATGTAAACACTCAATAGGACAACGATTATTAGTAATAAACTTAGTTTGACTTTTAAGTCTTTTTGGAAAATAAAGTTTATACTTATTTGGATTAACATTATAAACATAACAAGGGTCAGTGCCACTATAACGATAAGGTGTTTGCCACTCATTAAGTCTATATCTATCAACAATAAATACTTTTGTATTTAGATTACTTTTCTTAATACCATATTGTTCCCAATAAATATAATCTAACTTATTTGGTTTACGAACATCAAAAGTAATTTCAAGATTTTGATTCTTAATATGTTCTTGTTCAGTTCGATTAAATTCAATATTAGTAACAATCTTATCAGAACAACGAAGGATTATATCATTACATATATACACAAATCCTTCACTTGTTTTACAATTCTTATTAATAATATAACCTACAACTTCAAATATATCACCTCTAAATCTACCATCACCAAAATCTCTACATATTAGTTTATCACCATAATACTTAAAAGATAATGAAGGATGTTTATCATTTCTTAAAGGATTTCGTATTCTATCATTAGGACTACTAATGTTAAATCGGATTACATCTTCGGGAATACCAAAATATTTACTAAATATTGTAATTTGGTCAAGTGTATTAAGTATGAAATCTCTCATGTAATCAGTAGTGTAACTTGCTGGGCTTCGCTGCTGGGCTTCGCCCAGCGCTCCGCTACCCGGTGGGGGAGTGGGTTGGACGCCCACTCGTGACGCTTCTGGCCGCGTGTATTTACCTGACCTATACAGATATACGTCTGTTAAATACAGTCCGTCAAATCAAAAGAAATCGGCCAAAAATACGGTATAACAACAAGTCTAATTTTAGCATTACCCAAAAAAGAAGGAGATAATAGAGTTTTACCTCCATTACCTCCTTTACAAGTTCCTGTTTTAGTAATATGATAAATACTACTTCGAGTACCTATCAAGAATGCTCTGAATATCCGACGAAATAGCAGTAGCACCAGGAGCGGGAGCAGGAGCACCTGCGGCAGCTTCACGATTTTTCGGAGTATCATCTTTTGCGAGATGAATTGTTTCACCAGCTTCAAATTCAATCGACGGATTCTGACCAGGAATAACACGTTCAACAAATCCACGATTAACAAACGAAGGAAAAGCTAAGAACTTATGCGTGTTATAATCTGCAACAAGTTTCATAAACAGTTTTACATTCTTATAAACAGGAGCTTTCTCATCATCACCAATAAGCAGATGTTTGAAATACTCAAAGAACGCAAGATATTGTTCACAACGAACCTTTGCAGGAGCAGCATAATCGAGTCCCGGACACTTACCAGCATTAACCGGATAACCTTTAAGACCCTTAAACTGATTTGCGATATGACGAAGCTGTCCATATACCTGCTGAATAATGTTAATAACAGTTTTCTCTTCAACAGGTTCGCCTTTTTTATTAAGAGTAGTAACAGGCTTAGCAGTAAATGTATAATAACGGTCTTTCGGATTTGCGTCAGTTTTACACTGCTTAAATTCGATAACAAGTACGGGGAATTTACAACCAGCATATTCCCATGTACTTTCGACACCTTTATCATCCAGCAGAGGTACTTCACGAATATCAATACGAACATCGTTAATAACACCCATACAAAGATTACCAAGTTCAGGGTCGGGCTTAAAAGCTAATCTCCGTTCAACAACCTCTTCTTCAAACATTAATGTTGTCGAACTAACTTTCGATTTACTTGTGTCTGCCATAATAATAATTAAAGTACTTTAAGTTATTAGACTAAAAAGAGGAGCTACTTATTCAATAACTCCTCTTTTTATAATGATAGCAAATGATAGATTTGTTAAATACTTTTAGGTATTAACAATTACAACTCGGCTTCTGCCTCGGTTTCGGACTGCGATTCCTCTGCCTGCTTCTCGTCCTCCAGCGTTACCTCCTTCGGGTCTACCAGTACATAGACTTTCTCATAGATAGTATCACCAACCTCAACAGGAATAAAGTCACCATTCTCGTCCTTAACTTCCTCAACACCATACTCAACTCGCTTGGTAGCAAGAACAGCAGTACACATCTTACCATCACGGCCTTTCTGAGTTTCAACCTCTTCCATAAGACCCTTATCAACAAGAACACGCTCACCTACGGGAGCAGCATCCTTATCCTGCATAAGCATCTGAGACCAAACACCAGCGTAATTAAACGACTGAGGACGACCAGTACCTTTCGTGTTACCAGCACTTGCAAGTTTGCAACCCTCGCTACCTGCCGAAAGAGCAATAAAGAAACGCTCATTAATCGAATCAGCATTAGGCATAGCAAACATAACAACACGGTCGCCATGACCACAACCAATAAGTGCAGAAGCCAAAGCATTCATCGTAAACTTGTTCATACCACGAGCAGTAGTAATTGTCGGACGAATATCATTCGACGACTTCGTACCACGGTTTACAGCGGTCAGACCAGCAAGTTTAGCAGCAGAAAAAACAGACTTTTTCATAATTGTAATTTGTTTTAATTTATGAATATTTTATGAATGATAGATTAATGATAGATTTACATTACTTTATTCTGTAACAGGAACTTCTTCAAATTCAGTATCTTCAGCTTGACGATTTGCAATAGATACAGCTTGATGTAATTCACTATCAACGTAAATTCCATTTAACTTATCACTTGCAATAATTCTACCACCAAGCATGATAGACATTTTAATAAGATGAGTTTCCGGATGGGCGTTCCAATTAGCTTTACCTTTACTTTCAGTACCGTCAGATTTAGTACCAACGTATAAACCTGCATCAATAGCTTGTTGTAAAGTATAAGGTATTGCAATACTCTCATCACCACGAGTAAGTTCTACAAGAGCTCGACGAGTAGCATACCTAATAATTGGAATCTTACCTTCTTGTACTTGTTTATCAATATAATCAGCAGTATGACCATCATTAATTACAACAAAATCATCTTTCGTTTCTTTGTTATAATCAACAAGTTCATTTGCAAGTTCCTTTTTACAATATCTATATATGTAAAAAGGTTTAGTTCCATCTTCAAGAATCTTACGTTTAATACCGGCATCCGTAAGGACTTTATTAACAACATGAATACCAGTATATACTATCTCCGTTTGAGAAGTACTAAAAACGTAAATGTTTTGCATAGCAGCCATAGGATTAAGTCCCATAGACCGCCCACGTTCAACTTTGATTGCTGCTTCCCTATCAAGTGTCTTACCAAATGTAACACTTACCATAGGAGTAAAACCGAGTTCATTACCTAACAGCAAACATGTAACAATCGCACTCTTATTAACTACAAGTTCACTCGTTCCATCTTCTTTCTGAACTTGCTCCTTAAAACCCTTATTAAAAACAGGACTTTGAGCAATCCAATCTGCTAATGCTTCAGCTTGTTCAAATGAATTAATTTGATTAACAGCTAACGCAACACTTCCATTTTTATTTCTTGTATTAACAAGAGCACCACTAACATCTTCATCAGTCTTTTCGACTGGCTTCATTTGTGGTTTATCCATACGCAAATATAGTAATTATAATTGTACCACCAAAGAAAATAGCAAGAAATTAACCGAAAATTTCACTAATATCATTAACCCATATCGGAACATTCTCGGAATCTTGCTGACGCTGGATTAACTTCTGTTTGTCCCTCGACCTAACATCTTTATCACCAATTTTGAAATCATCAATGTAAAGATTAATAATAACACAATTCTTATTAGGATTCATGTAATTATAAGTCTTACCTCGTGCGACACGTTGCCCATGAGTATTAGAATTACAACTACCACCAGTCGTTATAACTTGTTCGATATTTTCTATCGTTAAACCCTCATTAAGACTTTGTGCAGTAAATAAATATTTATAAGTACCATTCTTAATCCCTTCAATAGCTAACTTTTTAAGAGAAGTTTTACCTAATCGTTTAGGTTCACCATTCTTATAAGTATATGGAACACCAGTTTCAGGATTAATTACATATCTACTTTCAATAGCACTATGAAAAGGAATACCGTCTTTACTGAAATAATCAGCTAAATCAGTAACCATAGCTATTGATTCATTAAAACAGATAGTAGGAACGCTATTAGTTTTAAGAATTTCAATAACAGCATTAATTTTAGGTCTATTATGAATTAAAATATCATTACGTTGTCTAACAAAGTCCTTAAACTTCTTAGCACGTTCGTAAATATTATCGGGATTCCAAAGATTATTAATTCGTTTATTATAATCATTATCGAGTGGCATATCACGAGTCCAACCCATTAATGAAGCTAACATATTACGAATAACAGTAGGTTTAATAAAAGTACTACTGCCATTTCTATCTTTATAATTATAACCAGTAAAAGATGCAAGAACTAATGCAAAATCACTATCAAAAACTTTATTACGAAACTCTTGATTAATTACTTTATGTAATCCACCGAATGTTTCAAGAGTTTCAGAAATCATATCAGAATATTTAGCATATCTAATTTTATCATGTTCATCAAGTTCAATAGCTAAATTATATTCTGTACTATTTGAAATCCAACCTTGCGATACAGCTTCAATTTCAGTAATTTTATCAATTACTGGAGCACCTAATTCATTAAGAATAGATAATTGAGTTTTATTTAATGTAGAACCAGTAAGACATAGAATAAATTTATATTCTATATTCTTAATAGCTATGAGAGTTTCACCTTGCAATAACTTATGAACTTCATCGAGAATTAGTAAATCAACTTTAATAGGAAGTTTTCGTTCTATTTTAAGTTTATTTACATGGTTAATAAGAGTATTACTACTCATTATATCAATCCATTGTTCTTTCGGACAAAATTCAGTAAGATTATCAGCAAGATTTTTAGTAGTTACAGCATTTGGAGCGATAGCCATAATTGTTCGATTAGGATTAGCTTTAACCAGCTTACCAACAATCATAGCAGCTACTCGTGTTTTTCCAAATCTCATTATAAGATTTAGAGTACCTCGACCTTTGGCATCACGCCATTTATTACAAGATATTTCTTGTCTTTCGGACTTATTCATACTCTAATATCTCCAATAAACAGTAGGAACATTTTCACGTTTAAGTCTTTCAATACAATCCATAATATATTGTGTTAGCATTTCACAATTACCAAAGTGCATTTGAAAGATCATTTCCTTTTGTAATTCCTCTACTGTTTTACCATAACAAATTTCATCAAATTCGTGCATAACACATCAATCACAATCACGCTTTACAATACCACCATCATGACTAATATATCTCCATTGATAACCATAAGCAGTTTTATAATTACCTTTAGGAGTACAAGCCTTAACAATAGCGTAATAAGCGTGTTTAGGATTTGTTTTTTTTAGTTCAATGGTTAAAGCATTAGCAGCATCTTTAATAGAAGCATAAGTAACTATATACTTCCCATCTATTGTAAACTTAGCTACGCGCAAACCAATTCTACGAGATTTAGTATTGACTGGTTTAATATCAGCTATTACAAAACCATCAACTTCATGATATACAAGGTCACCATTCATATTAGTATTTTATTAAAAAGGTAAATCATCTCCGTTTTCTATTGCACGTTTATATTCTTCCTCACTTGAAAAACCATACATACCCCAGATAGTATTGTTAATAGGAATGTCATTAGCAGGATTAATAAACGATATATTGTCATCTTCAAAATCAACTTCAAACAAACCATCTTCTTCAGGACTTTCAATAGGCTCTAAATGTTTATTATTAGACATAGCACCAAATAAATCACCTTGAACCGCAACCATACCAGCAGTTTTCTTATTTTTACCATATAGAATCTTAGCACATTCTTTTTTATAATAACTAAAATCTATATGATAATCATCTTCTTCAACATAATCGTTAAAAGGACGAACACTACATTTAGCTACAATTCGATTAATTTTACTTGGTTTATTTTTATCAATTTTTATAATAGTTCCACTACAATAAGATACATCAGCAATATAGAAACGATTAGATTTTTGAAGTTCTTCATCGTGAAGTTCACCGTTTACAATACTACGATATATAATATTAAATTTAGCATCAGTTTTTTGACTAATACAATAATCATAAATAGCTTCTTTGCTACTATGAATATGATTTTCTATTGTATCGGCATAAGGAACATTATATAAAAGAAATAGGTTAAGAGCTTTTGGAACAACTGGATAAGCATAACCTTTATTAAAAGCAATAGTTTCAATAAAAAGACCTTTACGTTTAATATAAATATCTTCAAGTTCAGCTATCGCTTCTGGTGTTTTATCAATCAATTTATCATAAGCATCTTGAAAACCTTCTTTAACAGCAATATAATTATTTACATCATTACGAAGATATTTTTCATAATTAGTAAATTCAAGTTCAAAATTGTTATATTCTTGCCACCAATCACAACAAGCCTTATAATCAGCTTCTTGTTCAGGTTTAATGATACAAACAATACCATCAGTATTAGCAGATATAACTTTAATACCTTTGAGTTCCAGTGCTTCAATAAGCATCAAAAGACAAAGTTGCAGATTTATAGTAACTTTATAAGTACATTTAGGGTCATAAAGATAATCATTTATATCTCTAAATGCACCATACATTCTATTAATAGCAATTTTAAGACCTTCAGCTTTAATCTTATGACGTTTACTTGATTTCATAAGAGCATCAGCTTTTGCCTGTAAATCATCTATAATAGATTGATTAACATGATTATTCTTAAAAGTATTTATTTCATTAAGTAATTTTTTATATTCTTTTAGTTCTTTACTTGCAGCATGTTTTGCTTCAACACGAGTGTCTTTTGTATATCCAACAGTAGCCCTGAAAGGATTTCTTTCAAGATGTTCAGGATAAACATCATAAGAAAGAATACCATTTGGATAAAATGAAGCAACATCAGCATCTCGAATACAAGCACCAATTTCAGAAGCAATTAACAATCCCGGTTTATCTTGACTATGTAGACCACCTAAAGCCATAGTATATACTGCATCACCAAATTGAAATTCATGCTTAAATTTATCTTCATCTTTTGTACTACCTACAACAATAGTAGATTGTGCAACAGTACGAAGTAAATCGTTAAGAATTTTAGTTTGAAATTTAAGTTTAGGACTTAATATACTGGAAACTTTAATTTTCCATCTATCAGTCTTAGTATCCATAAAATCTTTTCTATCAATACCGCTAAACTTCTCATATAGAGATGTAGTAATAGCTTTACCAATAGAACTTCTTGACATATTACGAACATCAATTCCAAACTCTTCAGATATATCTTCTCGTAGTTCAATTTCAGCTTTTTGACTACGTTCCAGTTCTAATGTAATAAGAACATCATTTACATTATAATCACAAATGTCATAAATGTCTTCTTCTCTAATTCTACAATTATAAGCAATCGGTAGATTCTGAATACGATACCATTTTAAGCAAATAGCAACTTGTTTAAGACTGGTATAAGTCTTATCAAGATATAAAATCTTTTGAATATCATAATCAGTAAAAGGACGTTTATAATATTTCTTGAAATTAAGTAAACGACTATATCCTTTACCAAAATCTACACAAGCGCAACTATGGTCATATAGAATTTGTGTAATATGTTTACCTTCTTTCTTATTAAAACCTTTTACATCAAGATATTTATAATTATTAATAAAAATATCCAACATAATTTTATCATAATTATTACTGTTATAACCAGTAAGAATCTTATGTTGAATAAAGAAATCCATAATAAGTGGCCCATCATTTCTCCACTTACCGGTAGTATAATCAATCCAAATAACAAATTGTTTAGCACCCATTGCTAACAATAATTTTGCCTTTGCTTCTTTCAATTCTTCAAGATTACCTTCTTTACCATTTTTAATAGCAAGACATCTTATATCAACAGCTTTATAAACGTCGATAAGTTTTTGGTCTGCTGTTTTAGGTATAAAAGTAACTTCAAATAGATTAGGATATATTTCTACATCATATTCATAAGCATTATTCATAATAATACTACTTTATCTGTAATAACGATATTCTTTACATAATTCAGCAAATATGTCACTAATTAAATTAAAAGATTTAACATATTCTGAATAACATTTGTTACGCATAATATAGGCTGGTGAATATATAGGAATTAATATAGCATCATTAAACCTCACTGGTTTATTAACAACAGATGCCATACTTTTATATTTTTCTTCTTTAAGGAACTGATAAACAAATTGTCCAACAGCAACAATAATTGTAGGTTTATATTTCCTAATAGTTGCTATAAAATTTGGATAACAAGTTTCAGCATAATGTTCAGTTGGTTCAGCACAAACACACTGAATAAGAGTTGATTTAATAGTCCAAGTAGTTAGTTTATAATCATTAATGAATTGACTAACTATTTTAGTTGAACGACCATTAAATATAGTTTGAGTTTTATAATCTGTAATAGTTGGTGTATCACCAACAAACATAATAGTACGCCTCAAAGTGGGCGTGCAACCTGCTCCCCCACCGGGTATCCGTCGATTAGCAATAGATAAATAACATCTTTCACAAGCATTACACATAATATTAATACTATTAAAAATATCAGATGAAACAGTCTGATTAATAAGATTATGTTTAATACTTCATAATAACACTTTTGCGAGCACGAGATAGAGCTACATACATAAGTTTATTACGAATATCAATATCATTTTCTCTACGACCAAATCTCGTATTTTGGAAAACAATATCTGTCAAATCTATTGCTACATTATCGAAAGTAGAACCTTGTGTTTTATGAACAGTCATAGAATAACCATAATCTATGTCTTTATTAATCCACTTAGTTCCTTGAATAGTTTCAATACTGAATTTAAGATTTGTTAAAAAACGATTCTTAAACTTATAATAAACATACCAACCATGTTGAACACGATTAGCAGCTCTATTATAAAGATGTGTTAGAATTTCCTTATATTTAAGAAATGAAGCATCTTTTGTATCTACTATAAGAAACGGTTGAGTTATATGACCATCATACATAGATTTAAGATTAACAGCAAATGTTTTAATACCTTCATCACTAATATAAGGTCTAATATCTTCAAGAATATAGTCTTCACTATTTAGAATAATTGGTTCCTTAAATTCATCAACAATGGTATTATAAGATAATACCAAATCATTAATATGAATTATATCAGCATCTTTACCAACTATACTATTACGAACAATACTATTCCAATCAGAAACAGCTTTATTCGTATAAGCAGTAATTCTAAAGTGGTCTATATTCTTATGAAATGTATCTGAATTAAATTCATCAATAAGTCTTTGATTAAACATAGCTCGTGGAATAATTTCATAACCAATTCCATCTTGTATATTAGACCTATTTCGAACTATATAATTCAGAAAAGTATTTGTTTGATTTTTAATATCATCTCTCAAAAGACTAAACAGTTCAAGAAGAGGGTTACCTTCTTCTTGTCGTACAATATCAGTAAGAACAACTTTATTCTTAACAGTAGCAAATGTTAAAGATATTTCTTCATTTACAGGTGGTAACTGAAGAGAATCACCAACATAAAGAATCTTAACATTATAAGTAGTAGCACGATTTCGATTAAGTTGAAATAAATCCTTATTAATCATAGAACATTCATCAATCACAATAAGATTATAATTTTGTATCTTGCTTGGATTAAGAGGGTCAAATTGAGGATTCTCAATATCAAAATTCTGTAAATCAATATTAGGTTTAAGACCATGCAAACTATGCAAAGTCATACCTTTTCTACCTACTTGAGATTCAAGAACTCGAAGAGCTTTGTGTGTAGGAGCTGTAACAGTATAAGACTTATTAACAATATTATCGAGAAAATATCGAAGAATATAAGTATTATGAGTTATAATAAAATCTTTTGTTACAAAAAGTTTATTATTACCTTCTACTGCAATACATGTAGTATCAGATTCATAATCTAATTTAACAATAGATTTAATATAAATATGGTCATTATATTTAGTAGTCTTAGACTTATAAGAATTATATTTATTCAAATGCTTTTTACTACTAAAAATAATATCGTTTGTTAAGATATGAATATTATAACAAATATTTGTATCACGTTTATCTTCATATACTGTAACAATATATCCTAAACTCCTACAAAGATATACAAAATCATCTTTAAGTTGTTTAGATATAGTATTAAAACTAAATCTATTCTTTTGACCTACACAACCATCAGAATCCATTAAACCTTTAAGGAGTTCTTGTCTTTGTTCAATAGAACTTTCAAGATATTCAGTAGGAATATATTTATCAATAGATTTACATAATAAATTATAATCTTTTAATTTATCATTAACTATTTCAACATCACCATTAAATATAATATTAGTATAATTTTTATCAGAATGCCATCTATAATCAGCATTATCTAATAATTTAGCAACTTTTATAATAATATCTTCTTCATCAGAAGAAATTTCAATTTGATTTCTATAATTAACATATTGAGTTGTAAGACAACCATCACCAAGCAATATACCTAAAACATAAGGTGGTATATTGAATGATTTATGATTACCAATAATAGGAGCTACTGGGATAGCATATTTATATCCTATTTTATCAATATATAAATTATCAGAATCATTAAACAATTCTAACGTAGAAATAATTTTAGAATATCTTAAATTATCACCGCTTATTCTATGATAATTTTGCAACATTCTTTTAGTACGAATTTGCCATAAATGATTCTCATCACATATAATAGTTCGTCCATCACTAAAAGTAATTTCATATAAAGGTCTTTTACCTTGAGGATATACACCTTTTACCTTTTGAAAACCTTCATACGGAGTAGCAACTAAATCTCCAATTTTAAGAGATTCAATAGAAGTCCAACCTTTGTTTGTAAGAACTGGAGTACCATTTAATAAAGCTTTGCCCGTACCAGCATAACCTTCAAGTGTACATTCAAGTTCATTACTAAAATACCAATCAGACAGTTTGTCGATAGCCTGCTGTTGCCCCGGATATAATTGCGAATAATCGCCCGTGGCGGCCTGTTTTGGCCTTGCTGACGGCTTATTTTTGTTCACCTTAACACTTGTAAGGTCTTTCAATTTATCTGCGTCCATATCGGCTAAAATGCAGTGTTTTGGATATACTCAAATGCCTTACTAATAAGGGTTTCATAATGATTATTACTTATTTTATAAGTTTCAGGAGTAGGACAAACAAATATTACATCTTGTTTGTCAGTAGTTCGATTAACATAAGCTCTAACACCCATAACATTAGGAGTTGTAATCATAACAATATCGTAGTTCTGTAACAAAAACTCAAATATTATTATGAATTGTAACGATAGGTCTAACTTTGTAAAAAAGTATCCGGGGTCATATCCTCGTTTCTTCAAATATTGAAGTAATTCCGGCATAACCACCGAATACTCTTTAATTGCGTCGAGAAGCATAATATTTTGGACTTAATCTTTTGAAAACTTTTTCGTTTCGATTATTAATACGTTCCATATCAAGTTTTCCTACTTCATTTTCAAGAGTAATCCAAATTTTCATTTTAGGAACAATAAGTTGCCAATACTTTTTCAAGTTTTCAATATCAGCTTCAGCAGCACTAAAAGGACGAATCGTAAACCAATCCCAATGTTCATTATCAGGTGTACTAAATGCAAATGTAGCTTTCTGATAATCCTCATCTGTTATATCAATAGGATAACGTTCATTATCGACAATTCCATAAAACTTATTATCATAAAAAAACACCTCACACTTTATAGCATGAGGTGTCATATTTGAAGTTTTACTTCTTGTTCGATTAGTTGAATCTCTATTGATATTAGCTTTCTTTACAGGAACAAGTCCTTTAAGTTTACTAAAATCCATTTATCGACCACAACGAGAACATAAAGTATGAAGCATCTGTATAGTATTGTCATTATGAAGTTTTGTAAAATCTTCACGTTTACACTTAACAACAGTACCACTGGTATTAAGCTTAATTTGGAACCAATGAGAATCTTTGTCAAACTTCGTAACAACACCAACTCTATCATCACGAGAATAAAGTTGATACCTATCTACAACAGAAAGACTTGAAATCTCAACAACTTCATCAACAACAGTACGAGTAAGAATAGTTTCAAATGCACCTTCATATCTGACTTTTACACCAGCGAACAGTGCATCACGAAGCGTTTTATATTTTCTATCCTCTTCGGGAACATCATCTCCATAAGGAATCGTATCATATAAACCACGAATGATTCCACTGAAATCACTATGAATAATCGAATAAGTTTTTGTAATAACCTTATCCTCTTGTTCAGTAGTAACTTCACCGATAAGTTTTGCAACTTTCTTAGAAGCATCAGCGATAGATAATACTTTACCATTATCAAGATAAACTTCGCTACGTTGAGGTACAACCTTTTTAACAGTAGAAAATTCACCTTCGTCAAGAATAAAATATCCAGCACGAGGTTTAGTTTCAATAGTAATAACTTTTAAGTCAAATGTCATAGCACTTATGAAATTTTAATTTGTTTAACTTTTACTTCCATTTCTAATTGTCTTTCTACTTTATCTTTACAAAGTTGAGCTAAATAATTAACATTATCATTGTAAAGAACAGTATCACGTTTTAGGGCTACTTCAAGACTATCGGTAATAGATTTACCACAATAATCTATTTCGTATTCAACTTTAACCCTAACTATATGTGTAGCAGGAGTTAATTGACTTTCTAATATCCAATAATTCTTAGTACCAATCTTAACTAATACTTTAAGTTCATTGGATGAATTATCAACATCAATAACACGACCATATCTACCTTTACTGGTTACGACTTGTTGGCCTACGTTTATCATTCTTCTTACTATAATTTTGATTGTTATCTTCTCGAAGATTTCTATTAGGTTTAGACCTTCTCTTATCTCCGTTATCTTTCGGATTAAGATATTTGTCTATCTGATTAGCATTGAGTTTAGGCATAAACTATTTACGACTAATAAAAGTTAAACAATCATTTGTCTGATATACACTTTCTGTAATCATAGTTTTAGTCTTATCACATTCATAATAAGTCTTTCGTTCAGTTCGTGACTTATACGAAGTTTTACTTTTACAATACTTACAAGCTCTACAACTATGAACTTGTATAATAGGTTGCTTACTCATACCATAATGTTAGATAGTTTTAATTTGTATTTAATTAAGAGTTAATTTAGTAGTAATTTAAGTCGGCTTCGCTGCTGGGCTTCGCCCAGCGCTCCGCTCCCCGGTGGGAGAGGAGGTTGCACGCCCACTTGTCGCGCGTGTTTCGTCATCATTAAAAAGACAAGAACGAGGAGTACTCCCGTTTCTTGTTCGTTGCTCGTCAGCACTAACAACAGCATTACTAAATGAACGTGTTGAAACTTACATAATATCATTCCGCTTGGCGCTAGCGTTAGCCTTATGAGTATCCATAAGTATTGTCACATTTTCAACTTACAGATTTTTGACAGCTTTGTCTGCAAGATTGTGTACTCGGATTGGTACACTCGTGTCCATCATTTGGACACTTGTAGCGAAAGCGGGAGTTGAACCCGCACGACCATTACTGGTCACAGGATTTTAAGTCCGGCGTGTCTACCATTTCCACCATTTCGCCTTAAACCTATTATTTAATTTACGTTTGAGTCTTTTATAGGAGTAATAGCTTTAACAACTATTTGTCTATCAAGTTCAGCATCTGCTAATGTTTTAGCTATAATAGGAATCGAAACTCCATTAGCATACATAATTGTAAAATAATACGGATACAATTTAGCATGAGGATTGTTGTCATTAGCCATAAGAACTTTACTAACAACAATAATCGGAAGAGCAAAATCATTAGCTAAAACAGTTCCAGAAGGTAGAGTGATTAAAGTCATAATATTATATATTAGATTAGAATTTACATGAAAAAGAGTACCACTATTATCACAACAGAAGTACTCCAAGATGTCTATTTCAAAACATCAACATTTGGAACACAACAATCCCAATGTGAGCCGTGTGTAGGATTCGAACCTACAACCTGCTGATTACAAGTCAGCTACTCTACCATTAAAGCTAACACGGCGTAATTATAGATAACCAGCTGGACTTGCACCAGCCTAAAATATAGTTAAGTTTTGACTTGTTGCATCTTCAAGTACGGCTTACTATATCACCAAGTGAACTATTGGTTGCATTTATATCTCTGCCATGATTATCTATAATAGTTGAACTATCAGGATTCGAACCTGAAATCTGAGACCCAAAATCTCATGTGTTACCATTACACTATAGTTCAAGAAAACAAGTTGTAAAAATAGTAGTTTAATACTGAATTGCCTATCGAGGATTTCTACTCATTACATATTTTATTATGATAATGTATTTACAACTTGTTGTATTAATTTGTTACTTATTATTTTTATGAATAATCGTTACACGATATACAGGCCGACATTTATTACGTTCATCACCATCGACTACGATAGTTTGAACATGACTGATTTTGCGACCTTTTCCCATTTTACCAACTTTATTATTTTTGTTAGCACGAGTGATAATGTAAGGCATAGTTCTTATATTTGTTTGTTTATTATTTATGATTCAAATATAATAATTATATATGGTATGACCAAACAAATCTTAAAATTTATTTTGCATCATCATATATAATAGTGAGTGAACCATCAGATTCCTCACGAGCTTTAATTTTATTAATAACTTGATTAATGACAATAGTTGTAATAGCCATTTTGTCTTTTTCCAATGTTACAGGACAATAATCAATTAGTTTACGATAAATGTATTCAATTTGTTTCTTAAATATACTTGTAACTTCAGGTTCAAACCTATGAATATTATCGTAAGCCTTTTGATTAATAATAAATAGGATATATAACTGTTTATCATCAAAAACAAGTCTATCTTCGATTTCTTTAACAACATCTAAAACCATTTGACCAGCATCTTGCTGACTTGTTTTGAAACAATTAATATTATCACAATTAATTCTATCAAGAACTTCTCGAACGATATTATAATAATACTTGGTTGAATGTCGATAACGTTTACCAAAGATATTAACAACTTCTTCAAGAGCAAAGAACATAATATAACAATATATCATCGTCAGATTTGTCATCAGAATAATATCATTATATATGCCTCTTTTCTTAAAATCTTTTTCTTGTTCAGCAGTCATATTTAGCTAATCTGATTTTTTCGCAGCTCTAATGACTTTAATTAAACATATTGTTGCAACAATCATAATAAGAATGATATTTCCAGTATTCTTTTCAGTTTTATAATTATCTGCATGAATACTATTATATTCAGTAACTGTCATAGGCCTAATAGCAGATAATGAAACACCTCGTAAATGTTCCGGTTCCACACTTGGAAATACTATATCAGCACCAACACCCGAAGGAGCATTTTCGACACGAGTCATTGTTGGATTAGGGTCTTCAAACTGAATAATACAATCTTCTAAATTTGGCATAATTTACATGACATAAATAACAATTCGAGTAATATAAACTTGTCTTCCAGTAGGTTCAGTTTCAGTTTTAAGAATATATTATTTTCGACGAACTACATATCGAACATTATTGATTTCAATATAATCGTCACGACTAACATTAATATCACTTTGTATAGGTAAATTAATAATAGTACCTTTTGTTTCAGATATAATTTCACATAACATAGTTTTGATATTATTAATAATAAGAGTTATAATAATAGTTTCGTGAGTAACGTGACAAATGGGCGTGCAACCTCCTCTCCCACCGGGGAGCGGAGCGGCTGGGCGTAGCCCAGCTGCGTAGCCCTCTCCAGTTGCAACTTATTTTTTATTAGCTTTTCTGTAAGCATCACGAAATTCTCGAACAGTATCAGCGAACGATTTACGATAAATACGCCGACGTTCTTTACAATAGTAAACGACTTGTGCAATACCGTTTACTTCTTTAACAGATACAATTAGTTTAGCAGTCATATGATTAACAGTTTATACTCCAATAGCAATACCAGTTAGGAAAGCTAATGAAATAATTATATAAATAATACCAGTGAGAGTTTTTGATTCATCACCGTCAATACATTTGCAAAAGCCTATTAGACCTATTAAACTCTAAAAGACTATTGCTATTATTTTCCATATCATAAATTAATATTGATTATGAATCATTGTATTAATTTTACAAGTATCTTCAAGATAATCAAGATATTTATGATATGAACTTTCACTTGTAAAACGATAAGAATACTGATTATGGTCTGTTTTAATATCAACAAGATGTCCATTATCATCTAAATAAATAGACTCAATAGAATACTTATCAATATAAACATCCCCCAAACATACAAAACCATCTTGAATATCATCATTAATAGCTTTATCAACTGCTCTATCTTTGGCCTTATTATAGGTATAAGTAATAGCGGAAATAATAAAGCAAATGATGATACAAATACAAGGAAGAAAAAACATACTGTTCGACATAATTGAATTATTGTTAAAATTTATAATGTAAAATGTGCTATAACTTGACCAATCAGTAAGAATAATAGTACGAGAGATACTATTTTAATATTTTTATTTACTGATTTGAATGTTGATATTTCTCGTTGAAGTTTACCAATATAAGATGTTTGTCTTTCAAGTTGATCATTTAATTCTTCATTACGAGATATGAGAGCTTGTACTTTTTCTGATATTTCACGAGTTTGTTCTGTTGCTTCTTCAATAGTTTTAGATTTTCGTAAACTAAGAAGTCTTATTTCTGCATATTGAAGAATAAATTCTCGTGATGTTGTACCTAATGCAGATGTTTCTATCGAACTAAGTATATCATAAATATCTTCGATAGCTAATGTAGGAAATTTCTTATGTAATGCCATCATATCAGGCATTGTAATACTACCCATACCTGCAACGATTGTACGTTCTAATGCAGATATTTTTCGTTTAGGAGATTCTGTTGTGTTCATAGTTGATTAAATTAATGAAATGAGATATTTTACAAGTAATACAATCCAATATCCTGCAAATAAGAATATCAGAAATGATGCTTGTAGTTGTTCTGTTAATGTAAACTCTGGTTCACCAGTTATGTCTACTGAATTTCCTACTGTTAATATAACAAATAAATAGGAAATGATAAATCCAATGATAGCACAAGTCATGATAATTATGATGTTAAAACTATTATAATTAATAATGAAAATAAATAATATAAAAGTAAAGAATAAATAATTACAATTAATATTACAAATTCTATTACAATTACAATGTCAATTATTATATTTATAATTAGTAAAAATCAAATTGAAAATATTAATGCTCAAAATGATAAAAAGAATAATAAGAATATTGTTATTATTAATAAAGATAAATGTAAA